CCTAAAGCCGACACATGGTTAACCGGTGAAACCGTTCCAGTTATTCGTGAAGGCACCGTTGCCGTTCCGATTTCAGCGGATGTTGATAAGGGCGATAATGCCACAGTTGATGCAACCGGCTTATTTAGGCCTGCCGGTGCTTCCGATTCAGTTGTTGGTATCTTTACCACGGCTGGCAATTCAGGGCATACTGCTGCACTACAAACGGGACAAGGTTACAACGCACAATCTGCGAGCAGTCAGCAGCCAAGCACCCCAGCTAAGTAGTGCAACGACTACCAACAGTTCTGTAACTTTAAATCTTAAATAAGGAGGCGCAAAAATAATGGCAGATACTTTTTCTGTTTCTGATAAAGATAAGAACGTCTTGGCTAAAGATGTGCCGTCACCGGTGACAATCAGTAAATTAACTGGTAACACGGTTTATTCAGGTTGGACATCTGTTAAGAATGATGGCGATTCAGCATTAAGCATTCCCGATCAAACTACATTGCCAAATAAGCCGGTTGTGACGTTGAAGCCTGGCGACAAAACAGTTAACGCAACTGTTGCTTTGGCAAGTGGCGATGGAACAGCACCCTTAACTAAAGTGACCGTAAGTTACAAGACACAAGCCGGTTCAGAGAATTGGACAGCAGTTGACGTTGATCCAGCAAAAATGAACGCTGACATCAATGGCCTAACCGATGGCACAGCTTATCAATTTAATGCAGTAGTTACGAATGCTGCTGGCGATAGCGTGACAAGTGATGCTGTGAGCGCAACACCAACAGCATCATCGGTTGACGGTAACAAACAAGCAACAAGTACAATTACAGTTAACGCACCAAAATAAATTAATCTACACGAGGAGGAAAAATAATGCCCAACACAGCAATTTTTAACAAACGTGCGCTTGAGAACTTAGATAAAACTGTCTATACGCCCAACCGTGAGCAACTCAAAGCACGAACTTTGTTCGGCTCGTATTCAGTACCAGCCGGTACCAAGACATACACATATCGTGTAATGACTCAAACCGGTGTGGCAAAAATCATTGCCAATCGTGGAACTGACATTCCACTAACCGATGCCGATATGAAAGAGTTCTCTCAAGGCATCGTGACATTTGCCTTGGCAGCCAACTATTCCACAACCGAAATTCAAGAGGCTAATTTAGCCGGTCAAAACCTCGACGCTATTCAAGGCCAAGCCATTGCACGGGGAATGGCAGATTTTGAAGATAAATTAGTGTTCTTAGGCGATGCTGATCATAACATCCCTGGCTTAGTTACTTCACCAAGTCAAGAAGTTACCTTGGATACACCATTTACCGACGCAAAAGGTAATACAAATGATCCAAAAACGCTTTTAAATGAGTTGAAATTGGCTAAACAAAAGATCACTCAATTAAATGGTTATTCTGACGTTCAACCGGTATTGGCATTGCCAGCAGTTGCCTATGACGCTTTGGACGTGGAATACAACGATTATCAACCAAGAACATTGATCGAGTTGCTTAACAGCCGTGGCTGGTTCTCACAAATTGTTAAAATCAACGAATTGGCTGGTGTCGATAAAGGCAAAGATGTTGCTATGATTTTTGATAATTCACCAGTCACAGCGCAGATTTTGGACGCTCAACCAGTTACCAGAATGCAGACGGAATATCGAAACATGACTTACACCATTCCTTATTCTGAACAATGTGGCGGTTTGATTGTGCGTGCACCGCAAGCAATCGTTAAGGTTCACGGTATCTAGAGTTAGGAGGCGACATGATGGCCGCTTCACAAGCATTAACAACAATAGCAAACTTAAAAAGTACCGCACCTGATTTAGTCAGTGATTTAACTGACGATACGTTAACGATGTATATCAACGATGCTCATGTTGATGTTTTGGGCTATGGCTTTCCTGATCACATTCAAGTTAGTGGTGAAGACATTGGCAGTAGTATCAGGGAGCAAGCTGAAAGATATTTAGCGTTGCACTTCGCCACAATGGACGATGAAGCCGGGCGGGGCATTCAATCTGAACAAGTTGATGTATTGAAAACCACTTACTTTTCCAAAGGAGTTCAGAATACCAAATGGATTAACAGTTCCCTGTGGGGACGGAGATTCTGGGAATTGTGGAAGCAGTACGGGAAGGGCGATACGTTTAACGTTATCGTGGTTAACCATTGACAGAGATCAATAACCGCTGGCCCGAAATAATTAAACAGTTCGACGAATTAAACCGATTGCGAGTTGCAATTGGTTTTTTTAGTGACGATGAAAAAAGTAAGTTGTTGACAATTGTCCGAGCTAATGAGTTTGGTGCCTACATTCGACCAATTCACGGTGAATGGCTGACGATTCCGACCAAAGCTACCCCGATGGGCGACGATGGTGGACCAATGCCGGCGCGACAGATTCCGGGACTGTTCCGACCAAAGGGCAAGAACATTCTGGCGGTATCAGACGGTGCCGGTGGTTTAACAGTTATGTACATGTTGGTCAAAGAAGTCGTAATTCCTTCACGACCGTTTATTCGAACGGCACTCTTTAAGAATCGTGATAAGTATCAACAAACCATGATTAAAGGGGTTCGCCACATTATTGAGGGTTCAATGACTGCCCGACAAGTTCTGACGATTATTGGCGAACAAGCTAAAGGCGATATTATTCGCGAAACTATTAGTTGGGATTCGCCAGGCAACATGCCGGCGACGGTTGCCCGTAAAGGAACAAATGATCCGCTGGTAGATAAAGGAATTCTACAACGATCAGTTAAATGCAAGATTCTTGAAGGGTGGCATGACTAATGGCAAGCAAACTCAAAATGGCTGGGATGCTTAAACGCAAGGGTGTCGATATTAATGTTTGGTCAGCAGACCGTTTGCAGGGAGATATCGTTCTTGATGGTATTCCGCAACAGGCTACTACTGACAACCTTGAGCCAGAAAAGCGGCATGAGCCGGTTTGGCCCGTTTCTTCAAATTCGCAGATCTTAGTTTTGGCAGCCGGTGGTTCACAAGTAGATGTTGACTTGCTATGGGCCTCAACGGGTAATTATCCTGCTAACACAATTGTTGAGGTACCAACACAGGGCGGCAAATACCGAGTTACACACTTCCAAAATTATCTCGATTATTCGGATATTGTCATTTACGAATTGAAAGGGGATGACCACAATCAGCACATATAATTCCGGCAAAAAATTGCTTGTTCATTGTCTTTCAGAAATCTGTAAGCAAGCAACAGGGCAAACTTTGTATGCACGTGAGCTGACTTATGTGCGTGATCAATATCCCTTTTTTACATTTCTGGCACCGATTAATCGACATGAAGAAATACTAGATCATCCCGTTGTTCGGCCATATCAGATTATGTTGCAACTTGATGCACATTCCAGAGATTACTGGCAGGCCGACCAATTGGCAGACACGTTTTATAACGCCTTACAAGATCCGGGCTATCAACGTTTTCTAAAGCAGTGCCATATGGCTGTTGGACCGGTTAATGATGTGGTTTCACACAATGCGGTTGTCGGCAGTAATTATGATTATGCAATGGGTTTCGATGCCACTTTTAATGTGTTATCCGGTCTAACTTTTGATACCGACAAACTCAACTTTGATTATCAGGCGCCGACAACCATCGACACAGCAACGATTAACGATACCAACGACGGTTCACAAATTTCAAGTAATAAACAACAATAGGAGGTTACAAAATGGCTACAGCTACAGCAATTCCACCATATGGGCGGATTTCAGATGTCATTGTTAATCTACAAGTCCAACAACCAGTTCCGCAAATTGGTTTTGGCAATGTTTTATTCGTAACAAAAACACCGGCACCAGATGAGAAGGGTCAAGGTGGTGGCGTTCCTAACAACGCAACTACCTCTGACGGCTTACTTCGATCAATTACTGATTCGAAGACCGGCGCTGTTTACAAAGAGTACAGCAATATTGATGCGCTTTCGCTAGATTATGGTTCATCAACGCATATGTATCAAAAAGCTACCACATACTTCAACCAAACCGCTGCTTCTGATCGAGTAGCGGTTTTAAGTTACCCAGATGGCAAGTTCCAAGATTCTCTCGGGGCATTCTGGTGGCAAGGTTGGTACTTTATGGTCTTTGTCGATGGCGATCCAGATGATGTGGCATTGGCTTCCAATATTTGCGAAGCTAACTTGCTTAAATTCTTGGTTACTCAGGCTGAAAAAGTTGAAGCCTTCTCAGCATGGGAAGGCAATCAATACACGATTGATCTCGTTCATCCACTGACTGAAGCAATGGACGCTGGCTTTGTTGGCGCGATTGCTTCCAAGACGGTAGGTAGTGCCACTTACAAGTTCAAACAGATTCTCGGAATTACACCGCAAGATTACTCATCAACCGACTTTACCGGCATTACTAACCATCATGCGATTGCTTATGTCACCGTTAACGGTACGCCTGAGACAAGTGAGGGTTGGACTTCCAACGGCGAGTATATCGATAATCTGCAAGGTGATACTTGGATTAAAACAATGGTGCAAGCAAATGTGCAGACTGCATTCCAAAAGAATGACAAGATTCCTTATGAGAAATCCGGTATCGATTTGCTAACTGGCATTGTGTTCAACACTTTGAGTACTGCATGGCAACAAGGAATCATTTTAACTGACGATGAAAAGAAGACTGGTGACTTCAATGCCACCGCGTCTGATCGGGATGCACAATCGTTGGCTGACTTGTCCAAACGTCACTACGGTGGTATTCAATTCTGGTATCACCGTTCCGGCGCTATTCACAGTGCCACCATCAACGGAGTTGTTCAATCAGACACGATTACAGCCAACGGTGGCGGATCCGCGAGCAGTAACAACGCCTGAAACACCCCAACTTAATTCGTCAAGTGCTACAAGCGATTCAGTAACACTCAATTTAGCTTAATAAAGGAGGAACACATTTATGGCAAATGCTAACTCATCACAAACCGGCTTGATGGCCGAATATAATGCGGCTGACTGCACTCACGTTGTGGATGGTGCCGTCGCATTCGGCTTCAACGGTTCAGATATGGTTTCTTGGGATTGGGACAATGATAAAGCGTCATTGGCTGGCGATTCTATGGGAACCTTCGTACTATCTGACAACAACAAGAACTCTGGCAAGGTGACTTATAACCTTGATCAAGAATCACCATTTAACAAGAATCTGACCGACTTATGCAATGCTAACAAAACGTTCCCAATCGATATCCGTTCAACTACGGAGCACGTTTGGGGCGACCATTGTAAAGTTTCAAGAATTCCTGCCGGTTCAAACGGTGATAATTCTGGTAACCGCCCTTGGGTTGTTATCGTTACCAATTTAATGTATGAACGTCTCGATTCAAATTCATAACAGTAACCGTAGTTAATAATAGCTAGGGTTATTTTTTTACGCAAAAATTAGGAGGAAAATTAATATGGCCGAAGAAACTAAGGTACAAGCCAACAAGAAATTAGCAGAAAAGGTTGCCAACGTAAACCAACTTGCGCGTGAACAATCACAGAAGAACGTCATTACTACTCGTTTTTCGAAAACGGAAGTTGTTAAGACGGGTGAAGGTACCGACCATGAGCAAACGTATTTGCTTCATTTTCCTGGCACCTTTGCTGCTCAGAATCTAATTGATTCCGCAATGAATCCTTTCAACAACATCAATAAAACTTACTTCATGCAAGAAGCAGTTAAGCAGATCGTCGAGGCACCAAAGATCAAAGATTTGGCATACTTCAACGATCATCATGGCTTTAGTGAATTGTTCGAAAAGATTTATTCCTTTCTTGACAAGGGGCTTAACTAGAACTAAATCACCCAAGCAAATTAAAGAGGAAGCCGACAAGATCGAGCTTCCTCTTTTTTTAATTCTGAATGGCATACCAGAACGCATGGTTGACCACGCCACATTGGATCAGTTGTTGATTTTGCAAGAGATTGTTTCTCGCAAGAAGTTTTCAGCCAATCGGGATTCTGATGCAAATGTGATTCAAACTGGCGTTGCTCACGCCTTCGGTGGTGATGATAAAAATTAGGAGGTGAAGAAATGGCTGAAACACCTTATTCCGTTGGTTGGAATATGAAAGCCAAAGTTGACTATTCAGAAATCAACAAGGCTAACGAAGCAGCAGGGCAATTGATGAGCAAATTACAGAAACTCGGTAAGATGCCTAACAGCTCAAATACCACTGATTCGATGCAGAAACAAATGCATATGGCAACCGCCGAAGCAACCAAATTAACAGATCAGACCAAAAAGGCTGCTGACTCACAAGCAAATTTAAACGATAAAGTTAAGCAAACTGCCAATAGTGGACGTACTCTGAAAACAACTTCTGACAATTTACAATCCGTTGGAGAGCACAGTCGAACTGCTGCTGGTCAAACCAACGTTTTATCAAGGTCGATTGAAAAAGTAAAAACAATCGGCAAAGGTGCCTTTCAAGCCGTTTCGGAGCATGTTCAACGATTTGGTGAACATTCTGAGGCAACTCGGAAGAAACTTGATCGCTTAAATGAATCCGGCAAGCGTTTTCGCAATGTCGGTTACGGCATGCTTCCGGTATCAATGGCTTTGGGTGCTGCATTTGTAAAGGGCGCTAAAGACGCTACTACTTTACAGCATCGATACACAATTATTAAGAACCTGGTTAAAACCGGTGGTGAGTCTACTGCTGCATCAATTAATAACACTCGTAAAATGATGCAGCAGGGGCGCGACATGTCCCTTAAATACGGGATTAGTCAGAACGATATTGCCAAGGGTTATGAGACTCTGGTACGGCGTGGCTATCGGTCAAACCAATCTTTAGCTGCACAAAAGACATACCTACAAGGCTCGATTGCTTCTGGAGATGCCTATAGTGACGTTGTTAATCATGCCGCTAGTGCGATCGAACAGTTTGGTCTAAAGTCGACTAACACAGCCAAAATGACCACTAATACCAAACTGGCTGTTAACCAGATGGCATATAGCGCTGACTTAACAGCCACTTCGTTTAAGGATTTAGGCGAAGCTATGAAGTATGCCGGCCCTAACGCGCATGCTGCGAACCAGACACTTCATGAAACTGTTTCGGCAGTTGGTGAACTTAGTAACTTTGGTATCGAGGGGTCGCAAGCCGGTACGTCGCTACGACAAATTTATACTCGCTTACTCAATCCACCTTCCAAAGGTAAATATGTCGATGCCATGAAGCAACTGGGCCTTAAAGGTAAAGACTTCATGGACAGCAAGAACAATTTGATGTCCTTGCAAACCATATTCGACAAGATTAATAAGCGGACTGCCGGCATGAGTAGGACACAAAAAGGTGCGATTTATAGTGCCTTATTTGGTCAACAAGCTTCTAGCGCTGCCGTGGTTATTGGTTCGCATACTAAAGCCCTAGCTGGGCTGGATAAAGAAGTCCAAAAAGCTCAAAAGATGGACAAAGGCAAAGGGTATGTTGCCGGCCTGTCTCAAAAGAATATGAAGTCCTGGCAAAATCAACTGAAACAATTCAAAGCATCGGTTGACGAGTTGGGCATGTCGTTTGCTAAGAGTGTTCTACCGACACTTACGCCGATGGTGCACAGTTTAAATCAAATGGTTCAAGCGTTTGGCAAATTGCCGAAACCAATGAAGCAAGCAATTGCTTATGGGACGGCGTTTGTAGCATTATCTGGACCGCTAACTGTTGGCGTTGGCAGTATCATGTCGACAGCGGCAGTGTTGGGTATCGGTGCGTCTAAGACCGGTGGCGGTCTTGGCAAATTAGGTGGCAAAGTTGGTAAAGCATTTCTGCCGACTGCTGCCAAAGATATTGAGAGTGCACCAAAGTTCTTGCGTCCGGCTGCCGGAGAATTAGGTGAATTAATCAAAGGCGGCAAGTTCTTAGAGGGCGCTAAAGGAATTGCAAGACGAATTCCGTGGCTTGGTACGGTACTCTCAGCAACCTCTTTGATTGGCATCAACAAACATAATGCCGGTAGCAAAATTGGTGATTTTGGTGGTTCTGTCGGTGGCATGACCGCTGGCGCATCTGCCGGTGCAGCACTAGGTTCAGTTATTCCTGGGCTTGGCACGGCTGTCGGTGGCGCCATTGGTGGTGCTGTTGGTGGAATTGCCGGATCATCACTTGGCAAGACTGTCGGTCGTTGGGTTCAGAAACAAGTTCCTGGCGTCAAAAAAGCAGTTGGCCCAGTATTCTCTTCCATTGGCAAATGGGCTGGTAAAGAGTGGAAGTCACTCGGTAAGTTTGTTGGTGGCGTTGGTTCTTGGTTCAAAGGCGTTGGTAAAGGATTTGACAATAAACTTGTTAAGCCGGTTGCTGGAGCATTTAGGACAGTTATCAAAACGGCTGGCAAGCTTAAAGCCGGTGTTGCACATGCAATCGCCGCACCATTCGAGTTTGCAGTTGGATTAGCTCATCGGTATATTGTCAAACCATTAGAGAAGCCGGTTACCAGCGTTTTAAATTGGATTCGCAAGAAATGGCGATCATTCGCCAAGACAGCTGGAAGTTTATGGCGTTCAATTGGGAATGTAGTTGGCAAAGCTTGGCGTGCTGGTATCAAAGTTGTGTCCAATGTTTGGAATTCAACTTCTCGATGGTTGGGCAAAAAGTGGACGGCATTTAGTAGTACGGTCGGTAAATATTGGGCAAATATTACTTCACCAATTAAAAGAGCTTGGCACTCGGTCACTGAATATATTCACGATTTGTGGAATGGCACATCTAGTTGGCTTGGTAAAGAATGGCGTGGCTTATCTAAAACAGCTGGTAATATTTTCAGTGCGGTCGGTGATGCGATTAAAAAGCCGATTAAATCCGCATGGGATTATATCAGTAACATTTTTGGCAAAATCGGCAATGCTGTCGGCAAAATTACGAAAAAAGTCGGCAGTGTCGTTAGTGGTATTGCTAAGTGGGCAGGCGGAGTTACTAAAGAAGGAAAACACACACTTGGTGCTCATGCGAATGGCGGTTTAATCACTTCTCAGCACAACGCGTTAGTTGGTGAAGCTGGGCCCGAATTAGCGTACACAGTTAACGGTCGCAAAGCTCGCATCCTTGGTGCCGCTGGTCCACATATTGCCAAGGTTAACCCTGGTGAAAGAATTCTAAATGCTCATGATACAGCTCAAGTAATGGGTGGCGGTCTTGGACATACTTTGCCCGGTTATGCTGCTGGAACTTCAACACTTGGTCGAACAGTCTCTAATGATAAGAACGTTAAGAGTGGTTTAAACAAGGTTGCCAAGGATTACGACACGACCACTAAGAAGTCGAAACAATCGCTCGATAAATTCTCCAAGAATTCTAAAGACACTTGGAATGGTATTTCTAAAGACACTAAGTCACGTTCTCAAAAGATTCAGAAGAACACTGTTGGCGATTATGATGACTTGCAAAAAGGCTCGGTAAAACAACTTAGCCAGTTACAGAGTGGCAGCAATTCACAGTGGAAGTCAATTCTAAGCCAAACCGGAAAACGAACCAACAATCTACGCAAGAGTACTGTTGGTGACTTCAACGATATGCAACAAGGCTCGCAGAAACAGATGAATCAGTTGCAGTCCGGAGTTATTTCGGCAGCTAAAGGCACTGCGGTTGGCTTTGGTAAAGAAATGGGCCGAATGAAAGGCTATGCTCACTCAGCAATGGGTGGCGCAATCGGCCAGTTAAATCATGGCATTTCAGGAATTGACAGTGTTCTTGGTCAATTCGGTGGCAATAAGAGTGTTATCAATCCGATCAAGTACGCAGCTGGTTCTAATGGACGATTGCCTGAAGACCAACTAGTAATGGTCAACGATGCGCAATCTGGTCCTCGACAAGAAATGGTTATCCGTGGCAATCAGGCATTAATACCACACGGCAAAGATCGTATTTTACATCTCAAAAAGAATGATCAAGTTCTGAATGGTCGACAAACACAAACAGTTGCTGCATCATATGGCATTCAGCATTTTGCAAAAGGTTCCGGTGTTTCAGATAGTACTTTGCAAAAGATTGCTGATGCTGGTCAAAAGAATCCCGGCAAATCATTTGATAATAACTTTAATGTTCATATTAAGGTTGCTGGATCTCAGCTTCAAAAGGGTTCAACTGAATTAGAGAAAAATGCAGCCAGCAAGTATGGTAAGCCATGGATGGCTGCTATGTGGCAAGTTATTGAGGGACAAATGGGCGGCACTGGTGGTGTCCGTAGTGAGTTCTTAAAATATGCCATGGAGCATTTTTCAGGCAAACCATATCTGATGGGCGGTCTTGGCCCCAGATACTATGATTGTTCCGGAATGGTCTACACCGCATTAAAGCATTTTGGCATTGATATTGGTCGAAATACTGTGGCTATGCAGAACTCCAATGGTGTTACTAATCTGGGACATCACCGTTCAGCAACTCGTCAAGGCGATTTGATTATCTATGGTCATGGTGGCGGCGATGCCGGACATGTCGGCATTATTGATAATCCGGTTAAAGGTACCATGTTTAATGAAACACCGCCGCATGCACGAGTAACATCGATTTTCTCACCGATGTCCATGGGTTATGACTATTATCGAATTAAGAATTTGCATGATAAAGATAATGGTAAACGGGGTAAGGCTAGTGGCCGTTTGACGGCATTAGCAAAACAAGAACTCGGTAAAAGTGCATTAAAGTCAATTCAGAAGCGGTTTGCCGATCAATCAATGACTGGTGGTCCAGTTCCTAAGGGCGATCATATGCACTGGCTGGAGCAAGCAGGTATTCCACATTCTTGGTGGGCTCCAATTTCAGAGATTATCAACAGAGAGTCAAATTGGCAAGTTCATGCACAAAACGGTAAATATTTAGGGATTCCACAAACGACTGCGGGTAATTTAGCCAAAGCTGGTTCTGATTGGCGTAGTAATCCAATTACTCAACTACGTGCTATGAAAATGTACATCAAGAGCCGCTATGGAACTGCTGGCAAAGCGCTTGCATTTCGGCACAGAGCCGGTTGGTATGCCAATGGTGGCTGGGCTGGTAAAGCCTCTATCTTTGGTGAAGTTGCTGGTGAACCTGAAGTGGCTATCAATCCTAAACGGAATACTGCCGATAATTTAATCGGTCAAACCATTGATGCTCGTGCCAAAGTTGACAAGAATTCTCCAAGTGCCAACTTTCTGAAGTCTGTTAAATCTCTTAAAACAAAGCCTTCGAAAGCTAAGATTGAGCCACATATCACAATTAACTTTAACGGCGATATTTCAGATGAGAAGACTATGAACAAGGCTGCTGACAAGATGGAACGTAAACTGATTGATTTATTTGAGAAGTTGAATGATGAGTTCGGCCTTGACGACAGTGTTTGGTAGGAGGTGGCAATTTGGCAGCTAAAAAGAAAACGACAGCAGAGCGGAAGGTTGATTCGGCAATTAGTAAGTATACGAAAACGGTTGATAAATACCGTGATAAGTGTGATAAAGCTAGGTCCAAGGTGAGCTTTTACCAAGACTGGTATGACCGCGAAAAAAATCCGTTGATTCAAAAACAGATTATTTCTCGTCGGGATGCTTGGAAAAAAGTTAAAAATTCAGCTAAAAATGCTTATAGCCGAAACAATACGAAATTAAAAACGTACAAAAATAAAAAGCTGAAATTCGATAAAGAAAGAGCCAAGAATAATCTTTCTAAAATCACTTCTAAAATTGGCGAGCATAGTAAGAAGGTTGATGCTGGTGAAAACGAAGGTAAACCGGCTATTTATCGAAGCGATGGCAGTAACACCGATGTTGTTTTTATTGCAACTACCGGTGGCGAGAGTGATGACACCACGACTGATGTAACTAGTTGGCCGCGTGATACAGGCTCACCAGCGCACAATTACGCACGCACGAGTGGTAAGACGATTACCGCCAGTGGAATTATTACCGGTGATACCGATCATGAATCACGTGAGAAATTCAACAAGTTATTGCAATGGAACAGTCGACATTATGAATTAACTTATAAAGGGAAAGTTTATTATAAGCATTTGTTATTAACAGACGTCAATCGAACGTATGACGACTATGCTACTAACATCAAAGTTTCACTGACATTCACATTCTCATATGCAGCCAAAGTAACCACTTCAACTGGAACGAAAAAGACCAACAAAAACGCCAAATCAACGGTTACTTTGTTGGGGAATCGCAACAAGACGTATAAAGCTATTACGTACAAGAACAGCATGGGTGTCACGCAGATTTCCAAAATTTACGGTAAATCAGCAGCTTGGTTGAAATTAATCAATAAAAATAAGATGGTACAAGGATTAAAGATTCGGGTACGTTAGCATTCAGCGCTTCGCTGAGTGTTTTTTTAGTGAGGTGATTGAATGAGACAGTACATTCCGGTAGACATGAATAACTTTCCAAACATTATCGAGATTGAGTTAGGCGGTGGTACGTATCTGATCCGCATTGACTATAACGATGTGGCAGACTACCTGACAATTACGATTGCCAAAGTTGGTCGGGTGTTGTTGTCTGGTGAACCATTGTTACTGGACAACCTTATCGGTCAAGACATCCCTGATCGAGAATTGCCGCTTGATGATATTCGGGTAATGGACGAATCCGGTCAGGCATTAGACGCCGGCTTTGTTAACTTTGATAACGGTGTGGAGATGTATCTGGACGAGGTTGATCCCAATGGTTCTGAGACCGATAATCCGGACGCTACACCGTTGGGCTATGATCCAGACGAAGACGATGAAGAAAGCGATGCTGAAGGGACGGTTATCTTATGACAACTGAATTCAAAGATCCCCACGCATGGTTTATCGTCAAATCAGACGATGACGATACCCAAACCGTTTATAACAATGAGACTAAAGACAATAATTACCCGTTTGCTTTTGAGGTTAACTTCAGTGATCAACCGACACCGGCACAAAATTCCGTCACGCTCTACAACATGAGTCAAGAACACCGTAATTTCTATAAAAAAGGGCAAAAGTGTGAGCTGGCATTTAACTGGGGCAAAAGTAAGAAAGTATTGTGTCAGGGTTATTTATCTCAGATTGGTGTCAATCAATCTGATGGAACGACTGATAATATTGTGATCACCTTTACTGAGGGAACTGATTACAAGAATATCGAAGCTCGTAAATTGCGAGTGGAGAAAAAGAAAAAAGTTAATCAGTACACCACCGTCAAGAAAAAGATACCCGGCAAGTGGGTAAAAAAGCGGATCCATTACTATACAACGGAAAAAGGTAAAAAGGTTGGGCATTACAAATACAAGAAAGAGTATCGAAAAGCCACTTACCAGAAAAAACGGGTAAAGCATAAAGCTACCAAAACCTTTATGGTCAATATGACTTTCAAAAAGGGCAAAACGTACAAGCAAATTATTACAGCAGTGGCTGCCAAGTCGGGAATTAAAATCACTAAAATTAATCTGCACAAGAATTCAGCTATTAAGAAAGCCTATACGGCCAGTGGAAAACCACTGACCGTTTTAAAATCATTGGTAAAACGGGCTGGATCGAAGATGCTGTATATTCGTGGCGATTTAACCATTATGGATCCGACTGATAAAAAGCGGAGTTGGTTTGTGATTACCGATGATATTTTGATGTCACCACCAACACTGGATGAAGACGATGAGGGTACCGATACATGGCAGATCACAACACCGTTGATTCCAGAAATAACAACGTTATCTGGAATTATCATGCAATCCAAGTATCTAAAAGGTAAGTTTTTTGTATCGGCTGGGCAACATTCTTCAGATGGTACGAATCCACAGACACAGATGTCTATACAGGCAGTTTAGAGGTGAGTATATGGTAGAACAGCTTAATAAACAAAATAATTGGTATAAGGCTTTTAAGAACTTTTGTAATGCGATGAATTACAGTATCGATTGTGCATTTCCGGCAAAAGTGGTTAAGTATGATAAATCAAAGCACATTGCCGACATTCAACCACTTAATAACTTTTCGGACGGTTCTAATAAAGCTCAGTTACTCGATGTGCCGGTAAACACTTGTTGCTATGAGTTTGATGAGTGGCTGGCTTCTGTTAAAGGCGATTTCGCAAAAGTTGATGCATATGCCGATGATAAAGGCATTCCGATTGCCAGTAGCTTTATTAGCAAAATTCCCAAACCATTAATGCATGATGGCGCAACGGTGGTGGCGGTTGTTTTGGATCATGACACTGATGATTGGGACGGCACCGCTAAGCCATATACGCCAGCAACGAAGCGGCAACATGACATTAACGATTCCATCATTATGGGGGTGATTTAATTGGCAAGGGATTTAATGATTGATCCAAAAACTGGTGATTTTGTAATTGATCCCAATACTCACGATTTGGCAATGGTTGAAGGTGCCGATGAGATTGCTCAACGGATTCGAGCCACTTGGGATATTTACTTTGGCGAAATGAGTAACTTAGATCCAGAAATTGGTTCTGATTACTCTAATTTGCTGGGAAAGAATCCCAACTTTGAGTATGCGGCCGATGATATGGAAGCAGCAGTAATTGCCCAAGTGCCAGAGGTGGTTAGTTTCGATTCAGTCAACTTTACGAAATTGCTTAATCGACACGTCCAAGTTGACTTTGTGGCGACATATATCGACGAGGATCAGAACGAACAGCAAACGGAAGGAGGTTACGAGATTGGCTCTTGATTTAAAGTTTGGCTTAACATCAACCGGTTTATTGGTACCAACTTATGAAGAATTACTTGATACCATTCAAACCGATTGGCGACGCCGATTTGGCCCACAAACGCCAATGAACGGCAATTCGAACTTTGGCATGCTGTCCATGTCTTATGCGTTCGAGTTATCAAAATACTACCAGCAGTTGCAAATGGTTTACTACAGTGCCTATGTGTCAACGGCAACCGGTACTGGGCTGGATCGATTGGCATCCAATGCTTCAATCACTCGTGATGCGGATTCGCAGTCTGAAGCCACTTTACACATTGTCACTGATGGTGAATATTTGATTGAAGCCGGTACGCAGTTTGAAACAGATAACGGCGTTGTATTTGATACCGAAGACGATGTGATCTCAACCCAGCAGACGGATAAAAGCTGGTCAGCTGATGTGGTGGCCGATTCGGATGATTATGGCTCATATACCAATGTGCCAGCCAACACAATCACCATTGTTAGTGATCCGGACGACAACATTTTGAGTGTTACCAATCCGGAACAATCAAATGGCGGCACCGATGAAGAAACCGATGCCCACTTACGACGGCGAATTATCATGGAGACGGTTGCCAATCCGTCCGCCACAATTAACGGGATTAAGACCGCTCTGCTCAACGTTGCCGGTGTTCGGGAAGTTAATGACGTTGAGAATCCATATGATTCAGTTGATCAATATGGTAATCCACCGTACACCGTTCATCTATATGTATTGGGCGGTGCTAAATCGGATATTCTGGCAGCCCTAGCGAAGTATTCCGGCTATGGCCCACTGTTTACTGGTTCAGAAACTGGGCAAGTTGCTGATATCACTGGTGACTTGAAAACATATTACTTTGACTACGCCACGCCGGTGCCGATTTATGTTAACGTATCGCTTAAGACCAATGCCAACTGGGACGCCGAATCCGGTACTGACGAAGTTAAACAGTTGATTGCTGAATATATCAATGGTTTGGAGATGGGGGCCAACGTGGTGTTGACAAAGATGTACCCCGATATCTATTCACTTGACGGCATTGATGAAGCCAAAATTACGATTGGTCGGAGCATGCAAACATTGGCCGATCACGATATTCAAGTCGATAAATTTGAAGCACCGGAGGGCTCAGCTGATTGGATTAATGTTGGTGATCCATATACACCGCTATTGACTAATTCCGTTTCAACACCGAACTCAATTACGTTGAGTTTTAGTTAGGGGGCCGATCATGTTACGGACAACAGAAGATATGATGGCCGAAATTGCGACGCACTGGAGCCATGATCCTAATAGTAATCTGTTTGGCATTTGTGACGAGCTGAATTCAATTCTGGAGCGAGGATCGGACATTGGTGACAAGATTGTGGATTGGCATGCAATTGATAATGCTGAAGGCACCACACTTGACCTGATTGCTGAACAATATCAAGTATCACGGCCAGACAGTGACGATGATTTCTTGCGTTTCCTGATTCGTTTAAAAAGGGAAGTTTCACATTCAGACGGAACAATCAATTCCTTGGAAAACGTGATTGCCAATTCGCTAGAAATTGATCCCAAAGAACTGCATGTGGAATCGACTAGGGACGGCAATAAGAACGTTAATCATATCACGGTTTATGGCATCCCCTTTGACTACGCCGATGATAAACGCAAAACAGAAATCATGTTGACAGGACTGCAAGCCGCTACCATGCTGGGCATTTGGATTGACAACGTCGAATTTGCGATCCAGACTAATTCAACGCTCTACTACGGTGCCTCGACTGTGATTGAAGAAGAATTTCAACTCTACTAAAAAGGAGAGAATTAACGAATGCAAAAATTTGACGACACTGTCATCACTGATAATGGCCTGAACTTACTCACATCAGTGAATGGCGGTGACGATAAAATCAAGTATACCAAAGCCGTATTGGCGTCGGACGACTTGACACAAGCGGCCGCGACAACAATTCAAAAAATTACTACTTTGAGCGTTAAAATGTCATCACCCATTAGCATTAATAGCCGAATTAATGACACAATTAATTTATCAGCATCATTCACCAATGCAGCTATCACTGAAGATTTCGATTTCTATTGTATTGGTTGGTATGCCAAGGGCATCAAAGATTCAACAGAGTACCTGATTGCCGTTTCACCATCGACTGTCAAGCAAACGATGCCGGCCGGTTCAAACAATGCAGCGACCGCCGCAATTTCGCCAAAGTATGCGATGACACTTAGTCGAAGTGCTGAAGTAGTGGTTAATACAAATCCAGCTGGTTCAGTTACAAAAGAGTATGTAGACAATCAAGTAAATGCCCTAATTGCTGAAGGAATTATCAATAACGGATCAATTGTTTCAACTACAGACGATTGCAACAAAATGATCACTACCAGCTATCACCTGGTTAAAGGCAACTTACCGCTGAATGCACCGGATGGCTTTTCGACTAATGGTCAAATTATCGTCTATGGTAACAAAGACACTACCGATGGTGTCACGCAACTTGCCTATGATGATATCAATGGCACAGGTCACGTTCGATCATATAATCCAACTAATAACAAATGGGCCGAATGGGATTTAGTTATTACCAAGTCTCAATTGAATGCGGTTTTGCCAACTGACATCGCCAGAACTGGTGAAAATAATGACTTCAAAGGCAAAAATACTTTTGAAACTGATCCAGTCGACAAAAACGGCGACGCTTACGGCTTAGCAAAAGATATTGCGACCAAAGTTACTGATAATGGTGACAATTCAATCGAGATTAACAAACAAGCTGTCACGCCGGTTCGAGACAATAAAAATGGCTCAATTAATTTTAACGGCAAACATATGACACCTGCTGACGACAGCAAAGTTGTCCATACCGCTGATATGCGTAAACCAGCCAACGATGTAGCCGGAATTGATGAAGTTAACGCTAAACAAGATAAAATTGGCTACACACCTGCTGACGATTCCAAAGTTGTCCATGATAATCATGATGGTACGATTCAAGTAAATGGAGATTCTTTCACTCCGGCAGTGCTAGATTCTGCAATAGGCATAAATGCTCAGCCAATTACTACGGATGTAGACACTTTATTTAAGCCCGGATTATATTACGTTTCTGCAAGCGCCCCTAACAATCCTTTTAAAAAGACTATTATACTGGAAAATAAAATTCAATATAATTGGAGCACCTATGAAGAGATTCAGATTTCATATGCATTAAATACTGAATCAGGAATAGCAGTCAGATATGTAAGGCCAAATGGTAATTTAATAGGCGGTGACATGTTACCGTGGGTGTTTTTATCTGACGATTCCAAAGTAGCCCACCTATCTGGAGCTAACGACTTTGACACCGTCCCAACGGTCAACAACAATCCGTTACTTCTAGCAAGCAGTTTACCGTCTGATCTAGTACGAACGGGGCAAGACCAAGAGTTTACAGGTAAAAATACTTTCGATACTGCGCCAATTGATAAAGCAACGGGTAATCCTTATATCACTAAAGACGGTGTTCCGGCAGTTCCATCAACGCTTGCCGATACTACAAAGCCAGCAAACTTTACAGCAGGTTTGCAGTCAGGAGGTGTTTCAGTCGCTACTAGCGACGATTTGAAAAGCGTTGAAGCAAGTGCTTGGCGTGAATTAGATCTATCCGGCACATCTGGAATATACCAAGGAAAAATTTTAATTAAAATTGATAAAGCCAATAAATATGTTTACTTTATCGTGAACGCTCAGATACCATTAAGCGCCCATTCATCGGGAACTAAAATTATTGATCTATCTAGTGTTGTTACAGGACTATCATCGGCTCATGGGTATCTGCAAGGCTGGATAGCGGGGCTCGAAAACCCTTTTGAAATCAAGGGATCAACTATTTCAACTAGCGGAACCTGTCTTACACTCGGAAACGATTATTCCGGAGAGGGCGTTTCAAGAATAGCAACAGAAGCAGATCCTGGTAAGCAATATTGTTATGTTATTTATGATTCTCTAGTTAACAACTAGAAATAAGGATATTTTTATGACTTATTATGTAACACTTGATACTGATAAATAGGTATTCAACTTCAATAAAAATATGATATAATATTTTTGTGGATGACAGCGCCCCCCAAAGGCTGTCATCCATACTCAAAGAATATATTCCCTCAGAATATACCTTTCCAAATTATATTCATATTTCTTATTCATATATCCCCATATATGAAGTTGCACTTATCTGTTGGATAGGTGCTTTTATTTTACCCGAAAACAGTTCTGAATCAGATAAGTTTCAGAAGCAATTCCTACTGTAAACGAGTATTAGGTTAAATGCTTGACACAGTTTACACTTCGCAAATACACTGGGAGTACGCAATAATTCTTATATGGGAAAGGAGACTTATATAATGCCTATTTTATCTGAAGAGATGAAAGAAATGGTTGGAAAACAATTACCATTTCTAGCAACTGCGGATGAGAATGGAGTGCCTAAAGTTGGTCCTAAAGGATCGTTACATGTACTGGACGATTCACATCTTTTGTATTTTGAGCATACCTTTCGACATGCCTATCACAACTTGCAGCAAAACAACTATGCGGCAGTAGCAGTGGCTGATAGAGAGGCTCAGAAGGGCTTTCGATTTGAAGGAACAGCTCGGATTTATGAAAATGATTCCGTATCTAAAAAGTATTTACCCCCGAAAATTTTTGACCGTTTTCCACGTGCAGCAGTGGTCATTATTGATGTGGAACACATCTTTAAGTTGGATAATACTTTAGAAGCGGGTACACAAATCAGTTAACATTATTAGCATAACAATATATGCAAATTAGCCGTCTATGAAAATAGATGGCTTTTCTTTTACCCCAAAATAGAAGGGAAGTGAGGCCGTTGCCACTAAGCGATCAGGATCATCAAATGTTATTGAAACATGGCAAAGAACTATCGGATCACGAACGTCGGATTACTGATCTTAACAATAAAATGACCGACACGCTAAAAAGTGTCGATGAAAGCAACAAATACCTGCGGGAACAAAATAACCGTATCTTGGAAGCAGTCATCCGTGGAGACGAGAAAAGTGAAAATCATAAAAATGAGATGGAAGTTATCAATCGTCAGAACTTGTGGAAGGTGGTTACCATTGCGATCGGGTCCAGTTCCGTTATTTATTTGATTCTACAACAACTCATTCATTTCTTACATTAGGAGGAGAATATTATGCAAATTTTTAAACAGATTAGTGATATTTTTAGCTGGCTTCAAAGTACCGGCATTCTAGCCGCATTGGTGGCTCTGATTATTGTGGTCGTGAAGCAAGTCCAACCATACTTAAAGATTCATATCAAAAATAAACAAATCAACCAGTTGACTGATTTCGCCCTAACGACTGTTACCAAGTTTGCCACATTGGCGGGATTATCCAAATCTGACCGGAAAAAGGCGGCCGACAAAGATGTGGCTGACTTTGCGGCACAACTTGGGCTAACCTGGGTAACTCCGGAAATTGTTGACTCAATCGTTGAAGCAGCCTATCAGCAATTCAAGAAACTCGGCTATGATAATCACCAGCCACAGACTTCACCTGAACCAACTGAGCCAGCCGAAAAGCCGGCCACCCCTGTGCAAACATCGGCAAGCTCTGCAGCACCAGTCGCACAATCATCCGCACTCAAACCTGAAGGTGTAGGACACTCCGCTTCTCAAGCACCTCAAACCATCCAATCAGTAGCAAATTCAGGGAGTGATCAGAATGCCTAAAATTGTAATTGATCTTGCCAGTTACCAAGGATCATCAGTTTCATACTTCAAAACTTTTAAAGCTCATGGAGTTGATGCTGCTATGGTCAAATTGACTGAGGGCACCAACTACTTGAATCCGAAAGCATCCGCCCAAGTGACGAATGCCTATAAAGTATTTGGTGCAGTTGGCGCTTACCACTTCTTTCATGGAAATGGGACAGCAGAAGCGCGGTACTTTTTGGGTTGGGTAAGGAAGTTTGGGCTGGATAAGTCAACAGTTCTAGCAATTGATGTTGAAGCATCCGGATTGCCCTACAATACAACTCCCCAAGTGAACGTCTTTTTGCGCTATCTTATAAATGCCGGTTATAAAAATGTCATCACCTACGGCAGCGGTTCCTGGTTCAATTCTGGACGAATTAAGCGATCGGAACTTATTGACAAGCATATCTGGGTAGCTGCCTATGGCGTTTCGCAGCCTGGGGTAGCCAACGCAAATAGTTGGCAGTTTACCGATGATTTTAAAGGACTAAAGGTTGATGCCAGTTACGACTTTGATGGTTCACTGTCTGGGAGCAAGACCAGTGAAAAGCCATCTTACTATGTAACTCCTGGGCTTTACCAAGTTCGATTAAAATGGTTGCCGGTATATAATGGCTTGGATTTTAAAAAGTCAGGCAAGCGATATACGCGCTACGGTACTGGCTCTCGTTTCTGGGCCACACCAGTTAAGTATGGCAAGATAACTAGGCTGCATATCAATGGTCAAGGATACGTATCAAGCAATAAATGGTATGTTAAATTTCTCAAGAAGGCCAAGCCTAAAATTAAATAAGGTATGTAATAAGGGCCCACTCAGATTAAGTTCTGGGTGGGCCTTTTTTCGTATATTGATGTTAGAGAATGATTTTTAATTTATTAAATAAACATCTTGTTAATTGATTTAGTGACCTATAATGTTAGAATAACTCTATAGAAGAAGGACGTTTTTATGGGGAGGCTAGCAGTATGAAACTCGATGATTTGTTTGCAATGCCGTCTTTTGCTAATGGTGCTGCCAGAGTATTAGATTTAGGGTCGACACTAAATGAATATAATTATTCAAGTTCACCTGACGAAGCCGATCGATTAGCCTTAAAGGCTGACTGGACTGTTGTTGGTGATGATCTATGGAAGGCATTGGATAAATTTGGACAAGAAAAGCAACTCACAGAATAATAAACATTCCAGTGAAGTAAGAAAAATGTCTGAAAACCAAACCGTTAAAAATCAGTAAAATGAGTTTATAGAGGATTGGACTGATGAGAACGAATGATATAACGTCTTTTCCAGATGTAATTATCCCACTATTTCATGTTGATTCCTTTCAGCGTAATATGAAGTTTGTATCAGGAGGTTTCATACCATCAGGAGAAGACGGGAGATGGTGTGGTAAGGGGATGTACTTCTGGGACAATTTATCTAATGTGAAGTACTGGGTTAGAGATAAGCAACGCAAAAATCCTAAGATAACAGTAGATGTAGCAAAATCATCTTTGATTTGTTCGCAAAATGATATTTTAGACCTAACGGACGAAGAAACGAGCATACAAATGAAATTAGCAGCTATTTCCTATGCAAAAAAGTATGGGGTGACAATAAATATTAAGAATAATGGAAACGTTATTAATTTTATTCATGATGTCATCTGTCGGGAAAATGCAATAACAAGCCCGGACAAAAAGCAATCCATTTTTTCCGTTGTTAAAGTCGCAGGATATTACAAAAACATTAACAAAGAAGGCTTAGTGGCTTCTAACGAGAGTTATAAGAAGTCTTCAGCTACTGCTACTGCACATATGAGGCTTATATACGCTGTAAGGGAATCTACATTGCTACAGAAGCGCAAAGTTATCAATCTAGCGGAGGAGGAAATTCTAAATGACCTTTCATTTTGACTTAAACAAAATTAAAAATTCCAAAGTAAAATTAAGTGATTCGGATATTAAGGATTTGAGACATCTATATAACGATGATTCACTTAACTGGGAACCCCCGTTTGCTTTGGATGGCTTTTATTTTTTGGATCCAGCCGTAAATATGTTTGATGATTCTTGGAATCTTGTTAAAGACGATGTCAAAACAATATCTTTTCAGTTTGATGTCTCACAAGAAGACATGAAAGTTAATGTCACAAACGGAAGTTTAAAGTTTGTGGCCAATAAAGATGGGAGTATAGCGGCATAATGGCAGTTATTGACTTCAAAAACTATAGAATCATCAAAATGTATTATGAGAGAAATAAAAGCTTTAAAAATATTGATAAGGGAAAAGACACAATTTCACCTAGATTTTCTGTTCATATCAATGATTCAAATAAGGATAAAGCAATCATTCAATTGTCAGTCAAAATTGATGAAAACAATTTTCCATTTAAACTTGAAGTTTCGTTAGAAGGCATGTTCGCGTATAATTCTGATGAGGATGCAACTAATATTGGAAAAAAAGTGTTCTTTTCTAGAAATGCTGTTGCAATTTTATTTCCATATTTGCGTAGTTGCGTATCTTCCCTTACCAATCTCTCAAACGAAAACCGTGCGTTAATTTTACCTGCTATGAATATCGTGGAACTTTTAAAAAAACAGGGTAATTAAAGCAAGCTACTAGAACGAAGCCCATCTCGTTAATTCGGGGTGGGCGATTTTTGTATTTAAAGAGATAAACATTGACACTCTGATTTTAGAAGAGTACAAATAAGTCAAAGATATCAATCCCCTCGCTCCACATTTAATGTGGCTGGTACGCCAGTATGCGAGGCTTTTTTTGTGTTTCAAGATCAAGTACTTGTTTGCCTGAATTGTTGTAATTTTGAAAAAACAGACGCGTTGGCACACAAGGGTTAGAGCCATTCTAAATCTAATTGAGGAAAAAGAAGACAAAGTTGCTCGCAATGGGCGCCTTTTTTAGTCACCAAAGTCTTCAAACCAAACTGGGAAGTCTCTAAACATCTCGACATCTTCGGGATCTTCTAAAATCATGATGCGACCATCAATTTGTCTTATATAGACTTTCCCGCCAAAAATTTCTATTTCTTCCACTGTATTCACCTCTATTATTTATATACGGTAAATAATGGTGATTTTATCAAATAGGGTGAAAAAAAGCGTTAGGTGGCAGATTTATGGCAGATTGTTCCGCGATCCCATTATTGACGGGGGATATGGTTACTACTCTTAAGTAATAGGGTTATAATTAGATCAAATTAAATCGCTTCATATCGACATTAACTGTTGATATGAAGCGATTTTTTTGTGTATTCAATTGGATATGTGAGGAAGCGGAGTGATAATTATGTGGCAGTTTCTGTGGCATTTACAAAAGGTGCCACAGCTTTCTGCCACACTTCCGAAATTACTTGCCATTATTAGGTTTAAAAAGAGTGCCATTCATTTCGTTAATCAATTTTAAAGCTCCCTGCTTCGTTGGCCGTGTATATGAGTCTGTCATTGTTAAAGATGAGTGGCCCAGCCAATGCATAATATCAGTGGGTGAAAAGTTATTAGATCTAGCCATTGTGGCAAAATAATGACGTAGAAGATGAGGGTAAACGTGGACACCACAGGCGCGTTCTACCCTTTTAAAAATTTTGTTAGGGTATTCTGGATGTATGGGTTCACCATAATCTTCCATTACGAATAGAAATGAGTCGTTGTTGTATTGTCTACCACATTGAGTACATATGTTTTTTGAGTATTGAAGCGAAAATTTTAACAGCTCAACAAGTTCTCCTGTAACATAATTTTTGCGATAGCTGGCGTGATTCTTTAATTTTCCACCACCTTCCTCGTAACGAGTGCGTGCCATATCGTACGTAATCTCACAGGCTTCCTGGCCACCTTGCTTAAAAAACTTAAGGGACTTATACCGCAACCCAGAAATTTCCTCACGACGCGCTCCCAGCGCTAATAAGCAGATGAGGGTATACCAATATTTGCTCAAATATTCCCTTGCTGTCTTCATGAATAATTGATAATCTTGTGGTTCCAGCTTGGCCGGCTTAGGCTCCTTAGCACCTTCAATTGAGATGTCTTTTAATTTGTTTTTGGCAATGATATCGTTACGTTCAGCAGCATTCATAATGATTTGCATAACAGAATTTATTGTACTGATGGTCGTCTTAGCGTAGCCATCTTTAACTTTGCTATCAATAAAATGCTGATACTGTTGCCGACCAATATCGGTTAACGCCATATTTCCAAATACAGGTTTGAGATGCTTTGCGAAATACATATCTTTTTGCGCAATTGTTGCCGGACGCCACTTACCGATATCAACTGATCGTTTACGAATTACTTCATAGTACGCTTCGACTGTTGTTCGCCGGTTATTCAAAGCGTTAACGAATCCATTATCAATATCGTTTTGAAATTTGTGTAAAGCAACTTCGGCTTCTTGCCAATCACGAAAGCCACTTTTTTTGTATTCTCGGCGCTTATGTTCAGCATCGTAGTAGGTGAAGCGAATTCCGTATTTCTTACCATTTTTAACTGGGTATTCGTAGATATTGGGATGGCGCTTCATTGGTTTCCATTTTGCCATGTCATCATTTCCTTTCAACGTGTATTTTTAATTGATTTGTTTACAAAATAGGGCACGTATGTTCTCTAAACGTTCTAATAAAAAGCCCTCTGTGGGCTTCTTATTATTTAGTGCGCTTACCAGTAAAATATGGTGTTAAATAATTTAATGGAGCTGATTTCGCTTTAAGTGTTTTGAAGTGACTAGTCATTTTAGGCATCTTTTGCGCGTCTGGTTTCAAACACGTATACCGAACGCCATTTTTATCTTCAATAATAAAGATGCGATTGAAATCATTTTTTGTATTAATGACTTTAGCATTTTTGTGTTTGATGCTGAAAATGTCTGTGTAAATCAAAAGAATCTGCCTTTCTGTGCTCCAAGCTTTTAAAGTCATCAGTATTTGGACTAGTTATTTAGTGGACCCCAAATCTAAACCAGTCGTGACTGTGTCTGTTTGAAACATACATATAGTGTGCGTTTGATTTAAATTTTCCGGAATCAAAGAACCAGTGATAGTTCGTACGCGAAGCATAAATCTTGTAATGGTATCCTCTTGGTACAACATAGCTCGCAACTTGGTAACTCTTATATTCTGGCTCCATATACTTAATTTTATGAACTACGATCCGCTTCGTCGTAGTTATCCAGTGCGAGTGCAGCCAAAATGGATTATCAGGATTATAAATACTCATTGCTTGGCTTGTAGTGGGCTGACTGATTACGCCGACAGTACCCAGTGACAGGGAAGCCAATCCAACCAACAGCATTTTCTTTAATTTCATGTTTATTTCTCCTCAATTTGTGTTCTTTTAATGCCCTAAGTGAAAACATGGTTTAAAGGTTTAAAAATAAAAAGAAACTCCCAGCTTAATTAATAAACTGAGAGTCTCAGGCCTAAAGCCTACTTATTTATAAGATCGCGTCAAAAACACGATCGGTACTTAAATACCTGTATCTAAATACTAACACAGATTTTCTTTTAAGTCCTGATTTCAAATAAAATCATTTAGTCGGTTGAGTATTTTATCAATAACGTCCTGACTAACCTGAGTATTCTCAGAAATATTAAATTTTGAAAATTTTATTATGCGCAATTTACTAACCGTTGTGATATTACCAACATCTGCATACGTTTGATTGTTATATTTTTTTGCTTTTTTTGTTAGGGTTTCTAGCTCCCTTATGCCAGGCTGTATTTTTTGAACAAGGATGGAAAGTTCATCGCTTTTTTTAAAAGTTTCAGTGAGAAAATTTAAAAACTTTGACATCTCTTTATCATTTAATTCCTCATTAATACGTAAAGCCGTTTGGTAATTAGTATAAAGCTTAGTTTTTCTATAATTACTATAGTCAAATGGTGTTTTGCTAAAATCTTTAATATCTAGTCCATGTTGCAAAAAATAATTATAACTTTTAGGTGAGACTTGACTATTGATTGAAGCATGTTTCATTAAGTAGTCAATATTCTCTTTTCCCTTCTGTGCAAGTTTGAGCATCTTATCGGAGCGTTCTTTTGAGCGCGAAACAAGTTTATCAGTAATAACATATCCAAGTGGTAGATAACCCTCTTTGGGATGCTGTTTGGAGCTAAGAGGAACAACTATAACTGTATGCTTGAATTTACTATCATTTTTAGTTAAGACTACAGCAAAATGGTTTAAGCTCATCTCTCTACCAATACCTACTCCAAAATTTACCATTACGATAGTTCCTTGCCTTAAAATATTGAAATACTTTGGAAGATGACGACTGTTTTCAAGCTCTAGCAATCTTCCATACTCATCCATCCATTGGGGAAGAAGCGCTAACTTTAAATTTGCTTTTGTTTTTTGGAAATATACTTTATAAAACTTTTTTAACTTATTTTTTGCTTGAGACCAACTTATTTTATAAGTATAGGTTGTCTTTTCTCGCGAATTCACATTATTATGAGGACTAGCCATTAATCATCCCTCCTATAGACTCGTAGCCGTTTTTTTCATACATATGTGTTAGTAAAGGATAAATAGGAAAGTTTTATTCAAACTCGATATTTACAACTGATTCTTCTAATTGGTGCAACCAACGATGACTTATTGATAGAGGATGTAGTATTATCAATACTCAAACTTCCAATGAGATCCATTGTATTTATAAGTTTTATTATCACTATTATTATAAAAGTAAATCCACTTAGTTCCCTTATAAATATAGTTTCCCTTTTTTAATAACGCATATTTACTAGTAGGCTTAAAGTTTGACCAAATAGAGCCGTCGCTTCTATAAGCATTGTAGGGGAGAATATCGTGATCATCATTGTTTTCGTAATAAATGTTTCCATCAATTTTGAGCATTAAAACATTATCCTGCTGATTTTTACTAATCCATTTAGCATACAGTTGTTTTCTGGAATCCGAAAGCGTATTAACGGGATTCTCCTCGCTTTTAGCATCTTTATACGAGTTGTAAATATCAGTACCGTCAGAATCCATGTCTAAGTATGCAGGACGCCAAGTGTTGTAAAAGAAATCAGTGTTATCAGCAGTCCTAAATTTGTATTTTTTTGCGGGGTAGTATTTGTGCCAAACATTAATGTAGCCCATATTCATGTAATTGATAAGCTCTTTTTTTCCGTTTTTAATAGTGAGTCGCCATTGTCCAATTCCCTGATAACCATACTTCGCTAAAGAATTAAAAGTGTACAATTTATACTTGTGAGTAATGGCGTCACCGTAAGCAATCCGTGCAAAAGCTAACTTATGCCAAGCACCCCAATCACTTTTGTAAAGTGTTTTGCCATTATAAGAAACCGAATAGGTGTTAACTTTCAATGTGTTTCCAGAAGTCGTGTAGTAGCTTCCACGCCAACTTCTGGGAGTGTAGGTGTGATAGTGCCTTACTGGAAAATAATTTGATGCGGACACAGTATGTGAGGAATTAAATGCGATCAGCCCTCCAAATGAAAAAGCTGTAACCCCAACTAAAATACTCTTCTTAAATTTCATAATTTCCCCCTAATAAGCTTTCAAAAACCTGTTAAAGATGCCGTACAGCATAGTGTGCCTGAGACTTAGTAAACATATCACCGTAAGAAGAAATGAGTTGGTGATAAATTGCATAATTTGACATATGCTCACTGTGTCGATAGAAACGCGCCGATTTTAAAGCATTACGATTCCAACTAATACCATGAAGGTGACGAACAGCATAACTTGCCGAATGTTTTGAAAAGCCATCACCATATTTTGAAATAAGTTGATGATAAATAGCTCGCTTAGACATATGCTCTGAACGTGCATAAAAGTAAGCACTATGTAAAGCAGCCGAGCGAGAAGAGGCGTGAACAACTAGCTGCGACGGTTGTCCTTGAAATTGAGAGGCTTCAAACATTCCCAACCCTAGTGATAAGCCAACTGTGACTCCAACTAATGATTTCTTTAAACTCTTTAACATAATAAGATCCCCTTCAATAATTGTTTTTTTGCTCATAACAGAGCCAGCAAAAGTTTTTAATTAAATTCTTCCCCTAATCCAGCTCATTAATAATTTATTTTTGTAGTAAATGAAAAGCCCTTTTGATAAGTAGCAATACCATCTTCTGGCATTGATTCATCAAAAATGATACGAATATTATCTGGTTTCAACCCCGTATTTTGAGAATCAAGCAGAACAAATGCAAGTTCAGTCTTTTTAGCATCCTTAGCGATATCTTCTCCTTCACCATTGTCTACAAAATCATCATCTTGATTTAATTGATTACCATTTGGCATCACAAGTTGTTTAATTCCACCAAGTTGTACTTCTTTGTTAGAAATATTTTTTGCGGTGTATTGAATTTGAATATAGGAGTATTTAGCTGGCAACGAATCTTTTTCAAACTCTGTTGCGGCATCATCTCTTTGCTCTTTATTTCCGCGAACAGTCAGCACCTTAACGTCGTTCAGGGTGATTTGAACTTTGTCAGTTTGTTGAGTCAATAATTTATTCGAAATTGGGGAAATACCGGTTAAAGTAACTTTCCCAATGTTGTTATCTTTAGTCCATTAATCGACTTTCGTCAGCGTCCCACTTCTTACATAGTTTTTATCCTGCGCGGTTTGTGCCTTGCTTGAACTACTATTTTTTGAAGAGCTTGAACTAGTTGAGCATCCTGCTAGTCCAACCATCATCAATAAACTTACTCCAAATACTAATGCTTTTTTCATCACAAATACCCCCAATAATTTAATCCAATTCTTTGACCGGCGATCCATAGTGATGAACTAAATCATAGTAGCTTTCCGGTCCGTATCCATTTTCTTCCACATACAAAAGCCCCATCAAACCAGACGCGAATTGATTAGCTTGATATTCACAAACACCATAACTTGCATATCCCGAATGATATCCATTCAGATCAGCGTGCATGACAACATGTCCAATTTCATGTGCCATCGTGAAATATCGCTGAGGTGAATCCTTAATCGATTCATTGAGAATAATAATCGGTTCCCTTTCATCGTAACTTGTATCGCCGAGCGGATGTTTTCCTAAAGGCATAAAGTACCAATCCACATTTAATTTGTCAGCGATTGCAAATGGATCGGCTGTGTTATAACGGGAAATTATAGTCTCAATGGTTCTCTTAGCATAACTATTGGTGCTTATGTCGTTTCCAGAAGATGGTCTCCATTGCCACTCGCAATTGTTGCTTTTCATCATTGGTTAACTCTTCACCCCCATAAGTCATTGAATTGGCATTATTTTCAAGGAACTTTTGAAGATCCCGTCGATCTTTATCAGTTGCCCAATTTGGAACACTGCCATTCCTTGAAAAGGTATTGCCAAGAAGATAGTCAACAGATGCATTAAAATACTTCGCAAGACGATTAAGAGTATCGTAATCCGGTTGTCGTTTACCTTGCTCATATGCAGAATATGTTGTTTTTGCAATTCCAATTTGCTTAGCAACCATTTCTTGGGTCAAGCCGCTTTTTTCCTTTCGAAGTTGTTTAAGTCGTTCTGCAAACATTTAAAGACCTCCTTGAATAGTTTTATTATAGTACGCAGTACGCATACTGTGGGAATAAAACAAAAAATACGCGAAAAGAGTTTTTTATATTGACTAAGTACGCGAAACGTATTATATTTAATTCATAAAGAAATACGAAGCGCGTATTTCAAGAAAGAAGTGATTTCATGGCGGAACGAAAATGGCTTAAGCAGTATCGAGAATATCTTGGATTGTCGCAAGATCAAATGGCTCTCAAACTTGATGTTCCTAAATCTACTTATACATCGTATGAAAGTGGCTATCGGACGCCTTCTGTAGATCGGGCCAAAAAGCTAGCTCCTAAGATTAATGTTTCGTGGAGTATTTTTTTTGAAAGCAATGTACTCGATATGCGTACATTAGCGCGTAAAAAACTCATATTGACTGACTTGGATGCTAAAGAGGCGATTAAATGAAGATTACACAAGAAGCAAGAGTTTTTGATAACTACCAAAAAACGACGATCGAGATTAATCCTAGTGAACTAAAGCAAGTTATCAAGATCAACCAGCATGGAGGTGATATGGACCCAGAGGAATTAGAAAAGCAACTCAAAAATACTTTTGATGATGCGATCAAGAGTCTTAAATCTTTTTGAATTTCAAAAACGAAGGGAATGAATCAGATGAATGAATTAATTAAGACATTCAAGCAAAAAGATGGTTCCGTTGCCGTTGATGGTCGAGACCTTCACAACTTCCTTGAAGTGAAGGAAAGATATAACGACTGGTTCAAAGATATGCAAAAGTATGGATTTACTGAAAACGTTGATTTCATTAGTTTTACTGGAAAAAGAGTAAAACCTCAAGGTGGCCGTCCTCAAATAAATCACGCCTTGAGTCTGGACATGGCAAGGGAATTATCCATGATTCAAAGAACGGACAGAGGCAAGCAAGCTCGACAATACTTCATTGCGATGGAGAAGAGAGCCAAGGCACAACAACAATTGCCAATTCCTAAAGATTATCCGAGTGCGTTACGGGCACTCGCAGATTCTATGGAAGAGAATCAAAAGCTCAGACCGGACGCAGCTTATACGCAGAAAATGCTTGCTAATCCAGGATTAGAAACCACGTCAATGATTGCCAAGAATTACGGGATGTCGACCGCCAAGTTCAATCAGTTGCTGCACAAAATGGGGATTCAGTACCGGCAGGGGAAAACGTGGTTGCTATACGCCAAGCATCAAGGGTTTGGGTATACGCACATTGAGCCATTTTCCTACTTTGATCAGAAAACGGGAACTAAGAAAGTCGCCAACACGATGAAGTGGACACAGCGAGGGCAGAAATTCATATATGATTTTCTGGCTTCCAAAGATGTTTATCCGCAAGTGGAACGGCTAACGCTATTGAGTTAATGGCTAGTGTTATTAATCCTCTGCTACTTTTAATGTACCTTTTTAGGGGATGAACGGCATTACTGAAATTACACAAATTAGAGAAGAAGGCGTTTAACCATGGCAATAGACATTAGGAAGGAACTTAAAAATGCCATTACGAGATCGGGATATACGCAGGCCCAGATTGCCGCCGAAATGTATCTATCAAAATCAAACATCACGAATTGGTTGACGGGAGATCGAGATATACCACTAAACCGGTTGCTGGATGTGATGAATTACTTAGAAGATGACCTTTTTAGGTATCAGGTGGCGGAATACTTGTGCGGGCTAAAACTTTTATCACCCGATGAGGTCAGCATTGACATTCCACAAACCCGCTACATTGAGACTAGCAAGGAAGAATCTGAACGTAAGGCTTTAGATAACCAGGTGATGCTGATATTCAATAAACCTAGTGCCGAAATCACTAAGCAAGACATCAAGATTGTTGAATCTTACTTACAAGAACTAAGCGAAGAAACCGGTAGTGAGAACAGCATGAAGGTATCGATTCGAAAACTGCTACATCAGTGGGTACTTGATCAGCCGCAAGGAGGTGTCGCCTATGAAAGTTACGGTCAATCTTGACAATGTGGATTCAAAAAATGTCGTTGAAGCGGTTATCAAACAATTAGTTCCAGTTATTACCGATCAAGTTAGCAAACAAATTGATCAAAAGTATCGCGAAGCAACGTTAACTGAAGCTCAGGCAGCCTTAGAAGTATTCGCATGTAAAGACACTAAGACTTTCGAGAAGTACTATCCAGACTGTCCACACGTTGTTCAGGGGCATCAGAAAAAGTACAACCGCGAAGAATGCATCAAGTATTTTAAGCGGCATCAGATATTTGCAGGGGAGATGTAGAAATTGATTCTTACAATTCCGGTTTGGATCCAAATTTTGTTGGCAGGCGCTTTGGGGTTCTGGCTAAAAGGTCAGTACGATCAGTGGCATAAAGATCCAAAGGCTTTCTGGAAACAATGGTTTGACTAAAGGAGGAAAACATCATGAAACCAGGAAAAATCGAAATTAGCAATCTCAATAGTAACGTTGCTTCAAAGTTTAAATCTGAGAATTTGAAGCCAGATGAGATTGTTTTGAACTTGCTGTTTACCTTAGCTAAAGTCTCACAGCACTATGACTTTTCTAAAGATGAGCTTCAAGAATTGCTACAACAGCTGCTGGATGATCCAAGCATCGGGAGTATCGAAGAATTAAAGGAAGGTTTGATGGAAAATGTTTAATCAAGACACAGAAAAAAGCACCCAACAGCGGCCACTGTCAGATGCTACTATGCAAAAGTTGTTCAGTTGTCAAAACATTCTATACGTCAAGTATAGACCGAGACGAGCATTCCTGCAATGGCTGTTAGGGGGCATCAAACATGTATCCAGATAGCCCTGGTGAAGATGCCTATTACGACGAATTGGCTGATGAGTATGAAACTGGTACAGACGAAGAACTGGAGGAGCTTAAGTATGAATACGAGGCCGGAGACTGGGACTGAAAAATGGAAGCAAATTAATGATTTCCCGGGATATCAAGTCAGTAGTTTTGGCCGCGTCAGGAGTTTTAAAAGCAAAAACATGAGAGTTCTTAAGCCTGACAAGGTTGGATATGGTTATTTGTTAATAAGATTGTTCAAAAACGGTGTTTCTTATAGCAAATATGTTCATCGCCTGGTGGCTGAAGAATTTATTGATAATCCAAAAAGACTGCCACAGGTCAACCATAAGAATGAAATTAAAACAGATAACCGCGTAAGCAATCTTGAGTGGTGCACTTGTAAATATAATTTAATGTTTGGTACTCGCATTGAAAGAGTGTCAGTAAGTCTTACAGGCCGAGAAATCAGTGATAAAGCCAAAGCGAAGATGTCTAAGCCGGTTAAGCAGCTAACACTAGACGGAAAATTAATAAAAATATGGAAATCAACACGTGAAGCCGGAAGAAACGGTTTTAATCAGGGTGAAGTTTCAAAATGCTGTAGGAATGAAAGCCATAAGCATCATGGCTATCGATGGCAGTACTATACGGAGGAAAACGAAAAATGAGTTTAAAAATCAAGCTGGTGAATGGGATTAAAGCAGTCAAATACGCACGACTGCGAGTTGCTGGATTGGAACGGGCTTATGACCAAGAAAGCGATCCGAAAGTTAAAAGAGCACTGATGACTTACCTCAGAAAAGAAAAGGACAAGCTAAGTGATTATGAAGTGACCGGAATTTATGAGGAGGATTAATGATGGATCAATTAAAAAAATCACAAAGTCTTTATGATATGGCAACAATTTTCAATGACTTGCAAAACCGAGATGATCTTAATCCGGAAATATTAAAAGATACGTTAGACAGTTTGACTGATTCAATGGCCGATAAAATCGACCACATCGCTTCTTGGATGGACGCCAATCAAAAGGACAGTGACTTCTATTCCAAGAAAATCAAGCTCCTTCAGCAAGCTAAAAAGTCCGTTGATAACAAGAATAAATCATTAAATCACTACATCGTTGATTCGATGGATCAGGCCGGAATCAAAAATTTAAAAACACCCCACTTTCGGATTTCAATGAGAAGCTTCCGGCAATCAACAGTTGTAGAAGATGTTAGCAAGCTTTCCCCAGATTATGTCGATGTAGTCACAACATACAAACCAAACAAAACCAAAATTTACAAGAAACTCAAAACTGGTGAAAAGGTTTTGGGCGCACACTTGGAGCCTAACAGAAAGGCGGTCATCAAATGAAAATGAGCGATTCAATTAAGAATCTTGCCGCTGCTATGTATGCCTTTCGAAAGGACGTTAAGCAGCCGAAGAAGGACAAGGAAAACCCCTTTTTTAAATCTACTTACGTTGCTTTGGAAGGCGTTCAGAAATCAATTGACGAGGCTTTACCGGATGGCTTGAGTTACACACAAGCACTGATCACTGAAGATGGTCGGGTAGGCATCTCAACCATCATTCTGCACAAGAGTGGCGAATTTATGGCTTTTGATCCGGCTTATGTGCCAGTTACGAAAAATGATGCCCAGGGATATGGATCAGCAGAAACGTATGCGCGCCGATATTCCTTATCAGCCGCATTTGGGATTTCCAGTGATATTGATGATGACGGCAATGCTGCCAGCCAGGGGCAGTATAAACCAGCAAACCGATCTAATCGCTCAACCAGCGCACGGAAGCCGACAAAGGCAACTACACCAAAGGCGGCAACCAAAACGCAGACGGACGAAATTAAGAAGCTTATGGAAGATGTTAGTCAGCATTCAAGCCAAGATTTGAAAGTCGTTGCTAAAAACTCGATGGCCAAAGCCAAAGTTAAGAGCTTCAAAAACATCTCCGCCCAGGATGCTGGCTATCTAAAGAAGGAACTTAACACGGAGTTGATGGAGATTCAACAAGCCAACGAAAAAGATTCTGATGCAGCATTTGCAGGTTTGGATAGTTAATTAGATACAGGGTGGGTGGGTAGGAATTATTCAAGAAAGGAGGATTCGTGATGAATTATATCATTCAGATCAAAGCATTCTATGATCGGCTCGAAATAAATCCACTGAACGCATCTGAAATTGCTTTATGGCACGCCTTAATGTCTATAAACAATAAAACAGCATGGTCAGATAAATTTACGGTAGCCGCATCGGTGTTATGCCAAAAGGCTGGAATAAAAGACTCATCTAAATCCTCGAACTTCTTCAAATCACGCAATGCACTTGCGCAAGCAGGGTTAATTACTTGGAAATCGCGCAAAGGTAACCAAGCCGCTGAATACAGTATTACCAAGCTTTACAGCGATTTGTCTACATATAGTGTGGGCAACAGTGTAGACAGTAGTGTAGGCAGTAGTGTAGACAACCGTGTAGGCAATAGTGTGGCATTAAATAAACATAAACTAAACAAAACAAAAAAGAATCAAGAAAAGTCATCTCGCGATGACGGTTCGCTAGAATCCAATTTTGAGAAGCTGTGGAAACTGTATCCGAAAAAAGCTGGTAAGAAGCCAGCCTTCAATGCCTACAAACGGGCGATCAAAAAAGGCGTCACCAACAAACAAATCCAAACGGGAATTGTTGAGTTGATCAAACACCAAAAGGACAAGAAGTATTATCCAAACGGTAGTACCTGGTTTAATCAAGCCCGCTGGGAAGATGACTACCCTGATGATTCCCCTGAACCACCGGTTTTAAAGAAGCCAGTCTATTCGGATGCTGAACAACGCTCGATTGATATCATGCAGGCGTTTAGTACACACGATCATGATGCCCAGCAGGCAACCCAAGCGTTACAAGCTAGGTACCCGGATATCACGCTTGAAGCCGTTGAACGGCAGGTTTATCCGGAACGATTCCGAAAGGAGGACGTCTTTTGAATTCGCAAAATAAACTCCCGGACATCGAAAAAAAGGCCATTCACATTATGGTTGAGCATCCGGAAATTGTGCTAAGCACTAACGTTGAGGAAAAATGGTTCAGTAACAACCAGCTACGGGAATTGGCCAGTTTCATCAATTATTGGTTTGGCCGGTATACCAACGCGGATGAAATTCAGGCTCAGTTTACGGAAACCCCATTTGGCAAAAAAATAAACTGTTCGGATCTGTTTGCTTATATTGCGCGGATACCCGATCCGTATGATTATCCGGCAGTCTTTAAGACCCTTCGCGCAGATTATTACAAGCGTCGCTTACAAGGCGCAGCTGCCAATGTGGTCAAAGAGCCAGGGGAATTTACGGTGAATCATTTACTGGGAATCTATCAGGAGGCCAATCAGACTGACAATAACGCCACCATCGACAAACAGAAAGTGACTGATGAACTATTGCGAGACTTGGAGCAACCGGTTAAAAGCTGGATCAAGAGTTTTCCTAAGCTCGATCGGTTGTTGGGCGGTGGCTTGGGGTCAGATCAGCTTTTAATTATTGGGGCTCGGCCATCGGTTGGGAAAACCTCGTTCGCGTTAAATCTAGCCTTAAACGCAATGCTGGACAATCAAAATTTAACTGTCGAACTATTTTCCCTGGAAATGAGCGCTAAGCAGAACATGCGCCGCCTTAACTCAATGGTGTCACAAATTCCATTGAATGACTGGAAAAATCCGGCAGTTCGCATGAATAATCAGCAGAAAGAAAAAGCCAGAGCCACAATTCAAACGATTGCCGGATTGAATTTTCTGTGCAATGACAGCATCGTCAACATTGAGCAGATCGCCCATGTCATTCAGCAGCATGCGACCAGATACGGGGCGACTAACTACTTGCCGATTGTTGACCATATTCAGTTAGTTGAGTCGGATGATTTCAAGCTAGACCCCCGACACGCCCTGGAAAAGGTCTCAAGACGGTTAAAGCAGCTAACCCAGGAACTCCATATCCCATTGATTGCTTTAAGTCAGTTAAATCGGGCGGTCGATACCCGGCAAAGTAAAGAGCCATATCTAAGCGACTTACGGGAAACCGGATCAATCGAACAAGATGCCAACATCGTGGCTTTCCTGTGGTGTGATGAGGACGGTTCACCGGTCTTAAATTGTTCGGTTAAAAAGAACCGGGATGGCGAATTAGGAACGGTCAAACTCTATTTCGAACGAGACACGCAACGAATGGTCGAGGTGAAAAATGGTGACTACCAAACAGCTTAATCAACAGGAATTAGAAAAAATCTTTCGTGAACAAAAGTTGCACGTCACGGCGGCTGTGAATGCTTATTTAGATATTGCTCGTCAGTGTGCCGATCGGGTCCGAATCTTGAAAAAGACGCCTGGATTTGAGAAGCAGGTTGATAAGTTTGGCGATCTCAAACAGAAATTCATGTGGAAAGCCCTCAAAGCGGCGATGGTTGAGAAGGAGCAGCACTGGCGATTTATTGAAGATGCGGACTATTTTAAAGACCGGTTGAGGCAAAAATACAATGACCTGGACTTTGTAACGGATTTAGATGATCTACGGGCATTGTTGGAAGTAACGCGGCTTGAAAATATTCAACAATTTATAAAAGATAACGTTGCCATTGAGCAATTTATCTAGGAGGTAAGATAATGCGACAAATGCAGATCAGTGGGCGCTTAACCCGTGATCCAGAAATAAAAGATGGTAAGTATCAAATGGCTAAGTTCTCACTGGCAGTGCGTCAGAATCGTAAAAATGAGCAGGGCGATTACGGAGTAGATTATGTTAACTGTACGGTGTTTGGTAAACGTGCTTCTACGATTCAGCAATATTTCCATAAGGCCAATCAAGTGACAGTGGCTGGCGAATGGTCGTTAAACACTTGGACTGGGCGTGATAATCGTGAACATACTCAGCTTCAGTTGGCTGTAAATGATTTTGATTTACCTGAGTTTCGTAATGAATCAACAGCAAAGCAGACAAACAGTAAAAATGATCCTTTTGATAAAAATGGTGATGCGTTGGACATATCAGATGACGACCTCCCTTTTGATTGAAGGTGCTTACTTTGACTAAATGGAAAAATATTCCAAACTACGAAGGCATTTATCAAGCGAGCACCGATGGTGAAATTAGAACCGCTCCTGGAAAAACAACGTGAAATGCAAAAATAACCAGAAATAGAGGTGAGCAAATGCAACGGGCTTTAGCAAAATTAAAGGGTAGAGATTTAATTGTTCACCTGAGTCAAGAACCCAATTTGGACCATTTGGAAACTATTAATGGACATTTGGATAAGATATGGGTTGACTTTGAGTTCGCTGATCCTCGTAGAGCTAGAATTCAACAGCGACGTTTATTTTTCGCTTTGCTAAATGATATTGCCACTTACTACGTGGTGCCACCGGATTTCTTGAAGATGATGTTTTACACGCAATATCAGTTTTATACTGCCGGGAAGTCCATTAGCCTGTCAGACGCCACTAAATCGTCTGTCAGCGACGCCAATCAGCTGCTCGACTTAGTGATTGACTTCATGTTTGAGTGGCATGTGCCGTTTAAGAAAGGCTATGAGCTACTGCCCAAGGATGAAGCTTATTACCAGTACGAATGTTGCCGCCACCGGGTTTGTGCCATCTGTGGCCGTGAGCACGCTGACATTCATCATTGGGATGCAGTGGGGACGGAAACCCGCAAGTTGGCTGATCATCGGCAACATCGGTTTATGGCTTTGTGTCGCGAACATCATACCGAGTTTCACACAATTGGCGCAGAAGCGTTTAGCCAAAAATTTCACGTTAGACCGACCAAATTGAAGCCGGAGGATCTTATCAAATTAGGGGTTATGACCCAGAAACGGATGAACGAAATTGATGAAGGGATGATCTAAATGACAAACTATCCCACAGGTGTCCAAGAGCCACCTAAGTCGGCAATTAAATTGCCAAGAAAGGGCAATAAGTTCAACGCCCACAAAATGAGTATTGATGGTTACCAATTTGATAGCAAGGCCGAGGGTGCGTACTACCTGCACTTGAAGAACTTGAAATTGGATTTTAAAATTCATGAGAAGTTTGAGATCTTACCAAGTTTCGATCTACAAAATCCTAGGAAGCATGTCCGTGGCTGCACCTATACGCCAGATTTCAGCATATACGAGCACGGTAAATTGGTCAGCGTGGTGGATGTGAAAGGCGATCGTGCAACGTTAACCAGAGCGTCTGTCTTGCGTATGAAGATGTTCATGGCTAAGTATCGAGTACCGGTAGTAATCGCCGAGTATGACGCTAAGAACGGCATATTTGAGGAATATTAGGGAGGAAGACAAATGAACAGAGAGATTAAATTTAGAGCATGGGATAAACGTGGCAAAAAATATCTTAATAATGCGCAAAACATATGGATGAACAACACCTGTTTTGGAGATTTATTAGCTAGTCCTAATTTTGAGATTGAACAATACACAGGCTTAAAAGATGCAAATGGTGACAAAATTTATGAAAATGATTTGGTATCACTTGATCCAGATGATACACCTTATCAAGTTATTTTCGATGAAGGAAAATTCGAATTGGATAACGATTATTTGGGACTCGTTTACGATTTAAGTGAAGAACATATGGATTGTGACATTATAGCCAACATACACGATAGAGAATAATTGCTGGAGGAAGACAAATGAGCAGAGAGATTAAATTTAGAGCATGGCATATGCCGTTTGGGCCTAAAGGGCCAATGCAAGAAATGGTACATGGAACAGCTAGTAGTATTTTGGTGCATGCTATTATTTCACCAGATGAGTATATCGTAGAGCGGTCTACCGGCCTAAAAGATATTAATGGCAAGGAAATTTACGAGGGCGACATTGTTAAGTCTAGCTATAAGTATGCTCAACCTAAAATTTCACAAGTTATTATGGAGGATGGTAATAGCTATATACTTGGAGAAGACTTGGCTACTGGGAATGAGATGCTAGTTATTGACCATATTAATGAGATTGAAGTCATTAGTAATGTGCATACGAACCCAGAACTATTGGAGGCACAGCATGACACACGAACAGATTGAGTATCGCAATTACGTGACAGAAAATAGGTGTCCTGGGCGATTATGAACAGGGCTAGAGAGGTTGAACTTATGAGTAAATTTCTAGAGTTAAAAATTCGCAACTATGAAAAAATTATCCATGATCATAATCGGGCCAATAAGCACTTCTATGATGAATTATTGGTCCTGGTCCGACGATGTGAGGAGCGTTATAAATCAGTGGTTAAAGCTCCGGATGATTCACCTGAATGGCAAGCAATCGTTATTAAGCGGACTGAACAGCCGGTTTTAAGTTTCCGATCCCGCAAAATGGGGGATATGTCAGCACGTGAAGCTGCCAAGATTCGTCGGGAAGTTGTCGAGCTCTATAATCGCGGCTATCCCACAGCAACCATTGCTCATATTTTGGGAATTATAGTATCGACGGCAAGTAGCACAATTGCAAATTATCAACATCAAATCAACTCCCAAAATACGGTGCAATCGCACGAACGAACAAGACAATTGGGGGCAGACAAATGAATGAAACCGAGGAACAACAAAAATGCAACTATTGTCATGGAGATTCATTACCAATTATGAGTATGGACGATGGTGATGAAGCTGATGTTTGGGTATCAGGAAGAACTTTAGAAGTATCAGTAATAGACACTTGTGGTGCATATATTAATTTTTGCCCGAAGTGCGGAAGAAAACTCGGATAAAGATCTCATTTTATGGAGAGGTGATTTTAAATGAAAATTAAGGATTTAATTCATGAACTACAAAAGTATGATGGAGAAACAGAAGTTGCTATCTATAATCGTTCAACGGGCGGTGCACTATTAATTCCAAATTATGACCCAGATACTACTGTTTCACCAGATGATGAATTTGCAGAAGAGTATGAGCTCCCATCAGGTACTGTATTCATTACTGGTAAGTAATGAATTAAAATTTCTATTTTATAAGCGGTCGTCTTAAGTTTGAACAGAATGGAGTAGCTGGTAGCCCTGCGCCGCTTCCTAGTGCAATCATCGTATACAACGGCGAGAACCCGGAATTACTGGAGGCAGACAAATGAATAGCTTTGTTAAGAACAACAAATTAAAAAAGATAAGATACGTGCTTAATCAATCTATTAATAGCTATGAAGGATTATATGGTGAGGTAAATATGATTTCTTTAGCTACAGATTGTGGATTAGATATGCGCGAGCTATTTGACTGCATAGAAGAAAAGTCAACGGTTATTAACCACTATCAAAGAATCATTAGAACGCTTAATAAAGCTGTTATTTACCATCAGGAGGTAATCTAAATGATTGGAACTTATCGTAAAACGGACACTATTAAGGCCGAACAATTTGATGGAAGCGATGAGATGGTTGATAAGTATGAATTAATTGACGCAGGAACAATGCATGGAACTCACCACAGTCCTGAATTATATCTAACAGGGTCTTGGAACTATGATGAACAAGAACTTATTGTCCGTGCGCGGTTAAACGGTTATCAAGTGGAGGCAGACAAATGAGTAGACAAATGAGTAGACAAATTAAATTCCGGGTGTGGGATGAGAATTATAAAAAATGGGTAACGGAAGATTATGTATTGTTTCCAGACGGAAAGCCGGCTTGGGGAACTTGGGAATATGGATTTTTCAAAATTGACTCCGACTTTATAAACGAAAAAGGCTTAGTTGTTGAGCAGTTTACCGGCTTAAAAGATAAAGACGGCAAAGACATCTACGAGGGCGACATTGTTCAATTCCATGGCAATAGTGACGATTTAGCAATTGTCAAATTTGGTGAGTTTGGTGTTCCAGAAATTGACACTGAGGAATACGTTGACGTGGCAATTGGCTTCTATTATGAGCCAAAAGGAAGTTTGAGTAATATTGCTCCGTTTAACATGACCGTACCGCTTAACAAATCCTACGCTAATTTAGGTGAGATTATCGGTAATATTCACGAAAATCCGGAATTGGTGGAGGCAGACGATCGCTTTGATTAGAAGCTTAGCAGTTTGGGTAATCATTTATGCCAGTCAATGTTGGCTGGGTTATGTGAATAAATGGCATCTGGAATCAGTAGATTTTTATATTTTTTACGCCGTTGCTACTTTGATGATGGTAATCAGTTATGTAATGGGGCGAATTGAGGATTTGGAGGAAAAATAAAAAAGCTCCCGTCTCCGGAAGCCTTCGCGTGTAATTAATCTGACAGTTAATTATATAACGCTAGTGGGTTGAAAATAAAGGGGTTTATGGAAATGAAAACAAGAACCAAGCGCATCATTGAAGAGTACTTGCGAGAATATCCGGAAACAAATCGGTACCTAAAAGAACGCACCTTGCAAATCATTTATCCATACAAAGAGACTGACGAAAACGTGGGCGGGGGTAAAGCTCAATATAAGTACGATCAATCGGTTGTCTACACGGCCATTAGTTTGAAAGAAGACAAGATACTTAACACCCTCAAACACCATCGGGATATCATTGACGATTGTTTGGATGATGCTGGCGAAGACACGCAAATGATTATTGCTGAGTTGTACTTTAAGCGCCACCAACAGTACACGATGGACGGTCTAATTGCAAATGATTTGATTCATGTGAGCCGCACACAGGCGTTTAGACTTCGTGATAAATTCATTCAACACGTTGCTGAGGGCTTGGAAATCTACGATCTATCTGATGTGGGTTAAATTGGGACTATTTTGGGATTTTTGAGGGATGTTTTGACTATAAAATGGTATTGTGGGTTTTCGAGGATAGAATTCTCACTTTTTCTCCTGAATGTTGTGTGGCTGTAACGTATACGTACGAAGAGGGCGGACAGCTTACCGTGCAGGGTTCGATTCCCTGCCAGCCACGTTAGTTGATTGACGTACTTCTAGACTAATACTGCGTTAAAAAACTTCTCCTTTCTATTGATCTTGTCATGAATGTCTCCGATTATTGTGATGCGATTTTATAAACCGTCAGTCAACTACCAGTTGCCACCGGTGCCGATTCAGGGTTCAACTCCCTCTGGTAACTTTATCTCACCGTCATAAAACATTAAAAATGAATTGTACTTTTTCATTTGATTACTTTTACTCATATTCAGTTGGGTTCGACAACCTACGTGAGATAAGCACCGGTGCGTGGAAAACGCCGGCTTTTATTTTGTACATAGAAAGCAAGGAGGTGGCAATATGGCCACATTAATTATTCTAATCCTGGTCATATTGTCGCCGGCTGGGATTGCTGAATATGGCCGTTATAGGGGCTGGTGGTACTGATGAGCAATTGTAGACATCCATATACGCCCATGAAGCAAACCAGCTATGGCTATACTTCCAAGGAAGAAGCAAAGATTGACAAGCAACTGGACAAAGACTTAAAGAAGCGTCTTCGCAAAGAGGGCGCTTTTAATTTGCACAAAAAAACCCAGCCGCAGCTGGGAAAAGGAAGTGGGAACAAGTTTTGAGCGTAAAAACCCACTCCCAAATTTATTTTACCATAAAAGTGGAGGGATCATTGATTGAGCAAACACAACAAGCATACAAAGAGTCATAAAAAATCCAAAATTAAAGATCGCAAGCAAAAGAGCTTAGCAGCTCGACGACTGAATGAGCTAAAACTCAGAAATAAAACCGATAGCATTGCTTAACGGCGGTGTTTTTTAATATATAAAATTATGTAAGAAATGAGGTGAATAAAATGGCAAAAGGAAAATACCAAGAATGGATAACTGACGAGGGATTATTAAAGATTCAAGGCTGGGCACGTGATGGCCTTACTGATGAACAGATAGCTCACAATATCGGTATTCGACGTGAAACTTTATATGACTGGGAAAACAAATATTCTAACATTTCCAACGCCTTAAAAAAGGGCAAGGAAGTTGTGGATCGAGAAGTTGAAAATTCGTTGTTTAAGCGTGCTACCGGCTACGTGACGGTTGACCATCAGTATAAAGTGGTTGATCTTGACGATGACGTGTTGTGGGCGCGTCGAAATAAAGCAAAAAATGAATACAAGCTTAAACATCCTGAGGCCACCGATGAAGAGATTAAAGAATATGCTTACGATCATGTGCCAACTCGTGAGCGGATTGAACTAGGACAGAATGAGCGTACTGTACCGCCAGACACTACCGCAGCCATTTTCTGGCTGAAGAATCGAAAGCCTAACGAGTGGCGTGATCGTAAGGAAACACAATTATCCGGCTCACTCGATACCAATACAAGGCCACTTGAACAGATTGACGATAAGAAACTTGACCAAATTGCCAAACGTTTATCTGGCGATGATGGGACATGATCACCAAGCAAGATTTACTACGAGAAGTAAAGTTGGAGCTGGCACGCCGCAAGTACGCCGATTATTTTAAGCTGGCGTATGAAGATATTGACGCAAAGCTGTACCCACATACCAAGTACATTTGCGACAAACTACAGAAGATTGTCGACGGTGAACAGCACTTCTATATTGTTGAAATGCCACCGCAACACGGTAAATCAATGACAATCACACAAACATTCCCAAGTTATTATTTGATTCGACATCCCGAAAAACGAGTTATGGTTACAGCTTATTCGCAGGATTTATACACAACGTTTAGTAATGCCAACCGGCGAAACTTTGATAATTTATCACGACCATTGGCAAATGTTGAAATGGATAAAGACACCAGCAATGAGTTCACTGTAAAAGACCATCGCGGTGTCTTTTTTGCGACTTCTATGTTGGGTGGTGCATCAGGACGACCAGCTGACTTGTTGATTGTTGATGATCCAATCAAGAACGCTGAAGAAGCCGCATCCCCAACAATCAAAGATAAGATATGGGCTGAATGGCAGCGGACGTTTTATCCCCGTTTGCAAAAAGGTGGCTCAGTCATCGTTATAATGACACGTTGGCAAGTGGATGATTTAGCTGGACGATTGCTCCAACAACATACGTTGCCCTGGGAAGAAATCAAGTTACCAGCAATTGCTGAAGATATTCCGGAAGGTGGGACTGATGCCATTGGCAGACACAACGGCGATGCTTTATGCCCGGAACTACATCCACTTGAAGATTTAGAGACGGCGAAAAAGATTAATGGCTCGCAGTACTTCGCTTCGATGTGGCAACAACGTCCATCCCTTGAAGGTGGCAATATTTTTAAACGCGATTGGATTCATTATTACGTTCCGAGCCGCGCAAAGATGGTTGAATTGGGATTAACTGATCGAGAAGTTACTATTATTCCACGACATTTAGACACAGTTGTGCAGTCTTGGGATGCCACGTTCAAGAGTAAAGAAAATGACGACTTTGTTGCCGGTCAGGTTTGGGGCAAGCGTGGTGCCAACTTTTATTTGTTAGCACGGCGACACGCTCGAATGACGTTTACTGAAACACTTGATGCGATTAAAGAAGTCACGAGACATTATCCTGATGCACATCGAAAGCTAATTGAAGATAAAGCCAACGGTTCGGCAATCATTGATACTTTACGGAACCGGATTACTGGCATTGTGCCGGTTGAGCCTGATGGTGGCAAGGAAGTACGAGCGGCTGCCGTTTCACCGTTGTGGGAAGCAGGCAACGTTTATTTACCGCATCCACTATGGAAGCCAGACATTGATGACATGATTGAAGAAATGGTCAACTTTCCCAACGCACCGCATGACGATGAAGTTGATAGTATGACACAGGCACTTAATAACATTGGTCGACATAAATCACTAAGAGAAAGATTCAGTATCTAAATAGTTAGGAGGCGAATACATGGGACTGCGAAAAATGGTAGCCGACTTTTTTGATTTACAAAGTAAAACATCCGCAACGGATGCACCACAGTGGGGACAGACAAGACCGACCGGCATGTCGATGGAATTAACAGATGATGTGTTGAAAGATATGTACCACAATAACGGGATTGCTCGTAAGTTGGTAGCGAAGCCGGCTGAAGACATGACGCGGAATGGTTGGCGCATTGTGATACCAGACGATGAACAGAAACAAGCTCAATATCAAAAAGCACTTGATAACCTACACTTAACGACCAAATTTGCTGAAGAATTCATTTATGCACGTTTATATGGCGATGGGTTTGCTTCAATTGGTTTGCAGGAAATCAACGCGACTGATAACAGCACACCGACGAATCCGGATAACATCAAAAACGTGGCATTTGTCAATGCGTTTGGGCCGCAGAATGTTCAAGACTATGAGCTAAATGACGATCCAACCAGTTTGGACTATGGACAAGAAGCCAGCATCACATATCAACCAACCCAAACCGGTTTGATGACTAATCCGGCCGTTCCCAAACCAGTAACGATTGATAAGTCACGATACTTTCATCAGACGTTTGGCAGGATTGAGGGCGATGATTACGGCAACTCAATTATTAATACCTGCTTTGATCAGTTAAAGATTATTGATAGTGCTCAATACAGTGTTGGCAAGATATTCTACGAGTTGACGCTAAAGATATTTAAATCAGATGAAATTGCCGACATGTCAGATAATGAAAGGCTTAAATTGATGAGCAGAATGGCGTCAGCATGGACTACTGAAGGCGTTGCGGCAATTGACACGCAGGAAGATATTACTAAGATTGGCACACCGTTAGCTGGCGTAAGCGATATTATTGACTTCGCTTGGCAAGCATTGGCGGCTGCTTCCAACATCCCTAAATCAGTTTTAACTGGTCAGGAAGCTGGGACAATTACTGGTGCACAATATGACGTTATCAATTATTATGACCAAATTAAATCGCAACAGCAGAACGAACTGAAACCACAGATTATGCAGATCGTGCGTTATTTGATGTATGCGACTGATGTTGCTGATGGTTCGGAAGATCCAGACGGTTTGAGTTGGGATATTGAATTTAATCCGTTGTGGGATTCAGACGACGAGACTAACAGCAAAGTATTACTCAACAACGTTCAAGCTGCCAGTGCCGCCATCACTTCCGGCATTATGGATCCTGATGAAGCTAAAACGATGTTGGCTGGTCAGAAGGGTGCTGTTAAGACATCGGCAAATGATTCAGCTGATACTAAACTAACTGATCAGGATGTGCAAAAGTATCAAGACCTAATGAAGAAGATTCGTAGTGGGAAGTGAGTACGATGGCTGGCAAGCTGACTAAAGATCAGGTTAAACAATTAACGCACAACATTCCCAAAACACGATACTCATGGACACTTGAAACTTACTATGCAAGGCGATTACGCCAATTAATTAGTAATTGGAAGCAAATTGCCAGCGACCACATTAATCGCATGATTAATCCGTTGGTTACTGGTGGTTCGCTCATGCTGGCAGATGATGATCATGCTGACGATATTGCCGCAGCTATTGCCATCATGCTGGTTGCTATTAACGGTTCTGAATCGGATATATATCTGGCATCGTTGGCAACCAGCTTTGTTAATTCGGTTAATACGTTCAGTTATCACAACGTGCAAGCTCAGGCAAACCATGTTGGGCTAAAAGCAATTGAAAGTAATTCGACTATTGACGATTACACTAAAATGAAGATTAAAGAAAACGTAGCGTTGATTAAGTCGATGAAGCAGGAATTTGTAGACCGAATAGAGAAGACGATTTACGAAAGTATCAATTCCGGTGGTGGTGTTGGTCAGATTGCCAAATTTCTGACTAAAACAACCCAGATGGCAAACAACCATGCAGCATTAATTGCTAACGATCAAACTGGTAGCATTCTTGGTCAACTTGATACGTATCGCCAGCAGAAAGCTGGTGCTTACGGGTATATCTGGCAATCAATGGAAGACGCACGAGTAAGGCCAACCCATCAAGCGCTAGACCAAACATTCCAGAAATATAATGATCCGGACGGCGGAGATGATGGACAAATGCCAGGCGAACCAATTAGATGCCGATGTGTGGCAGTGCCGACATTTGATATGTAGATCATCCCAGTAGTCGGCTGGGTTATCAAATGGCAAATAACGAAGGGAGGCGCAAAGTGCGGCTCCCTTTTTGATGGAAAGGAAGATTTATTGTGAACGAACCTATTCAAGTAACCGGCTTCGACCAATACGGTCATGCTCAATTTGATTATTCACGCGATAAGACCACCTATCAAGCACAGGCAGGCGATTCGCTGCTGAGTATTGCCAACCAGTATAAGATCGGTTTACAGCAGTTGCGCTTCTACAACAATATCGATAAGCACACGTTTGCTGTTCGGACTGGTCAGACAATCCACATTCCTAGCGCACAAGTACTCATCCCTTTAGGTAGATAGATATGAGTAAGGCAACTCGCTATGATACCGCGCCAATTGGCAAACTAACAGAGGATTCAACAACCGGATTCTTACATGTAACTGACGTGCCAATTGCTAGGGTTGGCGTGTTTCCGTACCAAAAGGCAGACGGTTCAATTGAGATGGAAGCCAAACTTCCACAAGATTTGCTTGCGGACACCACAATCGATTCTGCAAACAATAAAGCCATTACCAACAACCACCCGAACGAGTTAGTTAACGCCAAGAATTTCAAGATGTATGGCAAAGGCTTTACAGCTGACAACGCGCATTCAGACGGTAACAATTTGCGAGTGGATATGACAATCACTGACGCCGACTTAATCAATGCGATTAAAAACGGCAAACAGGAGTTGTCAATTGGTTTTATGACCGAAGTAGTCCCACAAACGGGCAACTACCAAGGGATGCAGTATGATTCGATGCAACGCAATATCGAGATCAACCATGTGGCAGTTGTTGAACGTGGTCGGGCTGGTCACTCAGTCCGAATTACGGGAGATTCAGCTATGATGACTGATCAGAAAAACAAAGGAGGAAAACAGCACATGGAAACAACCAAAGTAATGCTTGACGGCGCCAATATCACAACGGCTACTGAAGACGCTGATACAGTTACCAAAGCCAACAGCTCACTGGCATCGCTCAAACAACAGCTTGCAGCTGAACAAGCCAAAGTTAAGGATTTGCAAGCGCAGATCGAAAAAGCTGGTGGTTCAGCAGCCGACAACAAAAAAGCGGCTGATAGTGCCCAAGCGAAAGCCGACGCATTGGACGCTGAGAACAAGAAGCTTAAAGCACAGGCCGAGAAGTTTAAAGGCGATTCAATTGATAAATTAGTTGAATCAAAGTTGGCTTTGCTCGAACAAGCTAAACCGTTAGTTGGTGATTCATTCGATTTCAAAGGTAAATCCAGCAAGGACATTAAAGTTGCTGCCATTAAGGCTGAGAATGATTCATTTGACGTTACTGACAAATCAGATGATTACATCAATGCCTATTATGACAGCATCTTAAATTTATCTAAGCAAAGCGGCGTTGTCGGTATCACTGGTCATAAAGATACTGGCAAAACTGATTTGGCTAAATTACAGGAAGCTCGTTATCACTTAAACGAGCCAGCTAAATAAAGGAGGTTAAAACATGCCAATTCCAGTAGATTCATTCTATCAAGGCGGCGAACTTGGTGCTGGTAAACCAGCCACTATCCAACAAATGACCGTGAATAGTGAAGTTGCTAGTGCACCAATCAGTTATGGTCAAGCGGTTACGTTGACTGGCGGAAAAGTTGCTCCAGCGACCGCTGGCCCAATTTATGGCGTCGCATTATCACGAGTTTATGAAAACGACGATCGCTTCATTGATCCTAAAGCCGACACATGGTTAACCGGTGAAACCGTTCCAGTTATTCGTGAAGGCACCGTTGCCGTTCCGATTTCAGCGGATGTTGATAAGGGCGATAATGCCACAGTTGATGCAACCGGCTTATTTAAGCCTGCCGGTGCTTCCGATTCAGTTGTTGGTATCTTTACCACGGCTGGCAATTCAGGGCATACTGCTGCACTACAA